CTAGCGACAGAGCTGTGAAAAATTCTCCCACTGGACCTCTTTGCTGTATCGGCTCCTAACCATCTGGTTGCCGGCCATCGCGATGTCTTTCAGTCTGGTTTCATCTTCGAGCATCGCGCGAATAGAAGCCACTGCAGACTGTGCGTTGCCATAGGTTACAATGGTGGCGCCGTCGACCATTCCGTCGGGGTACTTGCCAGCGTCTGAAACCATCAGAGCTCCGCATCCCAGCGCTTCCCAGCAGCGCATGTTCCCTCGATCGGAACCGGCCATGTCAACAGCCCCGTTCAACACGATTTTTGCTTGCGACATTCCTCGATAAAGATCGCGACCGAAAACGGGCCGGCCGGAAACCGCGCGAATGCCCTCAGGACGCCGATGCTCATTCAGTGGCAAGAGCCGCCCCACAGGACTTTCAGCTAACCGGGTAAGGCGGGACCGGTCCAAGTGATAGACCACCCGAAAGTCCTTCCGAAGGTCGGAGACCGCCTCCAGGATCTCGGCGCGTTTGCGGTGATGGCGGCTATAGCCTCCAACGAATAAGATATCGATCGGTCGTTTGCCATTGTCAGCATAGCGATCCATCTCCGGATCGTGCCCCGGAGCAAAGTATTCTGCACGCCACCCCCGATCTCTATAGCTCTGCAGGATAGTCGGGAAATTGCATACAAGGAGATCATAAGCTCCGAAATCCAGATCGCCGGATGGCGCTGCTCGCCAAGCGATCGACTTCTTTACAGTCCCCGGTAATTGCTTGACGAAGTCGTTGCCGTAGCGGACAGGATCAAGATTATAAAAGACCTCCGTGCGATGGTGCTCGATCTGACAGAGCAGCACTTGCTCCAGCGTGGTATTGGTCGGCAGGCCTTGCTTAGTCGCCCAAAAGCGCTGAGTTATGACGTCATCGCCAGTTGTGAAGAACGTCTCACTGTCGCCATCGATGACAGGTTTCAGCAGATGGCAAGCCCCGAAGGAATCCGAAAGGAAAACCTGCAGTCTCTCAGAAAAAGAACTTGCCGATGACGCCAGCTTATTGAGTCTCCTCACATATGCGGGGTATAGGCCGAAGTTCTGAAAGACGCGCATTTTGATGACCGATCCATGACTCAAGAAAAGCCGCGTATCACCAAAACCGGCCTTTGGCGATAATGATCTTCGAAGCGGGATGATGAGGGCGAAAGAGTGTTTGCCAATCTTATACTGACTGCGAGGGAACGACTGTTTGCAGGCCTTGCAACGTCGGCCGCCAGGCGTGACGCCTTGATCGCCGCCTCGACAAAACTCGGCTCCGAAGGCAGGATTTTCAATATCCGGAACGACAAAACCGCAATCCAGGTCGGCGCCAATGGTATGATCCGCGGCGAACTGCTGACTTTCGGCTTCGGCGGTAGGATCGCGATCGGCGACTGGTTTTATCTCGGCCCGCTGTCGACCATATGGTCAGCAAGCGAGATCGTTATTGGCGACAGGGTCCTCATCTCCCATTCCGTTGCCATCCACGACAGTGACAGCCACCCTACCGATCCTCAGTTGCGTTTCGAACAGACGAAACAGATTCTCACCTCCGGTCATCCCCGAGAAAATCCTGGTGTAAAAACGAAGCCTGTCCACATCGGAAACGATGTGTGGATCGGCATGGGCGCCATAATTTTGAAGGGCGTGACAATTGGCGACCGCGCCATTATTGGTGCGCGAGCAATCGTTAAGACAAACGTCCCTCCTGATGGCTTTGTGCCATCCCCCACCAGCGAGCCAAATGCATGAAGAACCGCCTCCGCCGCAAGTTTCGAGATTTCATGTTTCAGACGCGACGGCTCGTTGGCCTGGAAAAACTGCTCATCATGCAGGGCGAAACTCGCGCGCATCAGATCGCACAACTGAGCGCCCTCGATACGCTTGCGGATGCCGAGTTCTCGGTCTTCTCGCAGTGGGGCGAAGATGGGATCATCTCTTGGCTTATCGATACCATCAAGCCGTCGGCAACCACGTTCGTCGAGTTCGGTGTCGAAGACTACCGGGAGAGCAACACTCGATTCTTGCTCGCTTCTCGATATTGGTCCGGGCTGATCATCGATGGCTCGGAGGCAAACATCGCTTCGATCCGCTCCGATGACGTCGCTTACAAATACGATCTGCAGACGCGCGCGGCCTTCATTGACAGGGACAATATCGAGAGCCTAATCGCCTCGGCCGGCTTCAAGGAAGACCTCGGGATCCTCAGCGTCGACATAGACGGTGTTGACTATTGGGTCCTCGAAAAAATCCCTCAGAGATCTGCGATCGTCATTGTCGAATACAACCAAGGCTTCGGCGAAGCTCCTCTGAGCGTGCCATATGACCCATCGTTTATCCGGCTGAAAAAACACTATTCCGGCATGTATTGGGGCGCTTCTCTGGCCGCCTTCAAACATCTGCTCGAAGGCAAAGGCTACGAATTTGTCGGCACCAATCGAGCCGGCACCAATGCATTCTTCATAGATGCGGCTTATTCCGATAAGATTTCTGGCAAGCTGAGACGCCGCCACGAATGGCCATGCCAAATGCGGGAAGTCCGCAATCCGGACGGGAGCCTCGCCTTCAAAACATATAGCGAGGCTAAAAATTTGTTAAATGGCCTACCGGTCGTGAACGTCACGACGGGCGAAACGGTCACTCTGTAGACGTCGCCTGATCACCGCCGGACCATCCGCCCACATCTTCATCCAGGCTACTGGCAACGATGTCTAAGACTCGGTGTAGAATTGGCTTCAGCGCCTCGACATCCCGCGCCTGCTCAATTTCTTTCCGCAGCTGCACGACTGTCGCCTTCTGTTGTTCAAGGGTTTGCATCTTGCCTCTACATCTTCTCTAGCCGGCAGCCATCAATACCGACGCCGATAGATTAATTTCAGTCCGCTGCGCGCGGTGCATCGAGCCGGAGTTTCTCTTCTCGCTCAGCGGCTTTGGCTCGCCAAGTTTGCGTCAGGGACATTTCAATTGCCATTAGCAACCATATAAACGCGTTTTTCACAGCGACCTCGGCTTGACTGGCGATTGGTCGTCCCTACCGCCTCCGAGAAGGAAAGGCAATTGACCAAAGATCTTATATTGCCGACAGTGAGAGAGACAAGTCATAGACCAAGGTGATATCCGCCGCATCCCGCAGCCCCTTATATGACGCATGCCGCAGCTTTCCGTCACGCGTCCAACCCCGATACTCGATCTCAGCAATCAGCTTCGGCTCGAGGAAGACCGCATTTCGCTTTCGCCCGGTGTCGACGGCCGGCTTGGCGATTTTCAGCTTGTCCATCTGCTGCCGGAGTTCACTCGCGGAGCGTTCGTTAAAGCCGGTTCCCACTCCCCCGACATAGACCAGCGCGCTCCCTTTGCGCGCGGCGAGCAGCAGCCGGCCGATGCTGCCGAACGATGCCGCCGACTTCTCATACCCGATGATCACAAAACCATCGCTCTGGATGCACTTGATCTTCAGCCAGTCGCCGAGGCGGCCGCTGCGATACGGGCTGTTGCGGTCTTTCGCGATGATGCCTTCCAGATCGTGTTCGCAGGCGATGCGCAGGAGCTTGTCCCCGTCCGCCTCGATCTCTTCTGACAATCGGATGGCTGCTTCGCCGCCGGCGGGCACCAGTCCCTCGAGGAGGTGGCGCCGCGAGGCCAGTTCGGTTCCGGTAAGGTCATGGCCGTCGAAATAGAGAAGGTCGAACGCCATCAGCACCGCTTCGCGAGAGGCATTTTTTCCACCCCGGCCGCCGAGCGACTGTTGAAGCCTGCCAAAGTCCGAGCGGCCCTGCTCGTCGAACACGACGGCCTCGCCGTCCAGTATCGCAGTGGAAACCGGAAGGCGTCTCGCCTCGGCAGCGATCGCCGGAAAGCGCTTGGTCCAGTCATGGCCGCCGCGGGTGATGACACGAACGCCTGATGGTTCGATGTGGACAGCCACCCGGTAGCCGTCCCATTTCACCTCGAAAGCCCACTGGGCGCCTTTCGGCGGCCGCGGCTTCAGCAGCGCCAGGCACGGATCGACGCGCGCCGGCATTGGGTCGAGGAGAAGGTTCGGCTGGGCGGGGTCACGCCGGCGGCGCGGCCGGCTGCGAAGCGGTGCATCGGCTTCACCGAGCAGCGGCTGGGGAGGCTTGCGAGGCGGCTTGATCATGCCGACACTTCAGCAGCAACAGCTTAAAAAGCAATTGACCCAGATTGATTATTAGGCCGACTGGGGCAATGTTCCAACACATGCCCACTCGATACCAACCTCTTTACAAATGGCGCGGTACCAAGATCGACGACCGCGACCAGCCGACGGATCTCGACTGGCTGGGCTATGACGAGGAAATAATCATCGGGAGGATTCGGATGGAGAGCGGCGGCCCGAAGAATGGCCAGTGGCAATGGAGCGGACTGGGCCCGCAGGTACGTCAAAGGCTGACGCCGCATCAAGGATTCGAAGCCGAACCGCGCGAAGCTATCCGAAAGGTCGAGGAATATTACCACAGGCTTATGCGACATAATGGCCTGCGCGGAAGCAAGGATGAGTGCTGAAGTGATCGTCAAGATCGATGAAGCCATACCGGTTTTTGACCTCTGCTGCGGCCTTGAGCCGCAAGCAGTGCACGGCCCAACCTCGATCATTTCCTGCACAGGCTGCGGAGAGAAAATCACCGTCGAAACGGCACCATTCTTTCGCAGCGCTGCCACGCAGCTGGAACATCAGACCTGGCGGGCGGCGGTCGCATGGAACGAGAAAAGGCGGCGCGTCGGTGGCGCCTAATTGATCTTCAGCCAGTGCCGGAGCGCTGCCACCGCGCCATCGCTCGCATAGGTGACGATCGCCCCCGTCGTGAGGCCCGCAAAGGCGATTAAACCCGAAATTCCATAGCCGATCGACTTCATCCGGCTCCACTCCGCGAGCGCGGGCACCACGGCCTCATGGTTGTTGTTGACGGTATCCTTTAGGGTCCTGACCTCCTCGCGCAGAGTTGCGTCCACGCCACTGCTGATCTCGACGACCTTATCCAGGAGATTGATCTGCCTCATCTGCTCATCGAGCCGCCGATGGATGACAGATCGGCTTTTGTGAGCATTTTCCTTCTCGTCATTCACCTCGTTGCGCAGGAGGCTGACATTCTCCTCTATGCCTGTCAGTCTGCCTTCGACGCGCCCGAGAGCGCGCAGGATATCGTCATTGGATGTCATCGATAGCTCGTCCTGCTGTGTAATTCGCGTCGTTCAACCGCCAGGCCCAAGCCGGCATTCGGACAGTAAAAATCCGCCCCGAGGAGAGGCCTTCGATGATGATTTTAGAGACTGCTAAGCCACTTACCCTTCCCCATAAATTGATGATCGGGCGGTGGGGCGACCTAAACAGCCCAGGCCTTAAGTGAGGATGCCAGGAATGTGCCCAGATCGGTGTACTGCAGTTCGTTCGGATGGTTGGCGTTGAACATCCAACCCAAGGCGTTCAAGGTCACCCAGTCTGTATATTTGTCATACTGGTCGATCATGGGCAGATCGTTTGTGGTGGCAAGGGTGCGAAGCGCCTGGCGGAACTGCTGCTGCACCGAATCCGCGATGATGTCCACGCGCGACGGGTTGCCGGTCATCAGCAATACATCGGCGCCTCCTGCCTTGGCGGCGTTGATGATCGACTGCATCTGCGTGGGGTATGTCGTGTTGTAGGATGACGGCGACAGCAGCGCGTTGTTGATCGTCAGGTCAATGAAGACAAGGTCAGCGTCGGCGCAGTGGTTCGTGACGGCATTCAGCGCTGACCAGGGGTTTGCCGTGCCGATCCAATCGGAAGTCTGCGACACGCAGTTGCCGAGGTTCCAGATGTCAATGGCCGGCGTCGTATCGTCCCATGCGCGAACGCCGATGACAAAGGCATTGCCCGACACCCGCTTGATGTTCAGCGTATGCAAGCCCTTCGCGCCGCAATCAATGATCGTCCGCCGGATAGAGCTCGCCCCAGACTGGTCAAGAACCGTTTCAGCGCCGCCGTCAACGTTGTAGGTGATTGAGCCGCCCGTGCTGATCGTCAACTCGATCAGCTCAAACTTCGTAATCTGGACGGTCGGCGCGTAGCTAAGAACGCTTGTGGTGTCAGTTGTGTTGGTGAACAGGACACCGCCGGCCGTCGTGGACGTCGACAAGATCCAGCCGGACGAGGCAGGGTTAAAGCCCGGCTTCACCGAATTGCGGTTTTCCGTAATCGTGACCGTGGTTGTGGTTATGCCAGAGCTTCCGACTTTATTTTCGTTGATTGCCGGGTTGCCAAGGCCGGTCAGCGCCGCCGCGAGTTTCGCCGGCCAGCCCTTCGGCATACAACCTACCCGGCCGTTGCCACCCGTGCCCGAGCCTTCGCCAAACGTCGTGCTGTCCCCGACGCAAACAAACTTGCCCCGGCCAGTCCCGCCGGCAACGCGCGCGAGCGCCGGTTTCGTTTTGCTGAACTGCGAGGTTTTGAAATTGAATTGGCCTGGCAGGGGCACAGGGCCGCCCCCACCCGCACTCACCTGTACATTGCCGATCCGCACCGACGAAAGCAGCTGCTCGCCGAGATAAAGTTTCGCGACATCCTTGTCGCCTATCTTGACCGGCATGGATCAGGCCCCCGGGATGACGTAGAGGATTGCCGGGTTCTTCGTCGCCAGCGCGTCGTATTGCGCCTGGCTGAGCATCACGACGGCCGCGAATACGGCGCCGGTACCGGCCATGCCGCTCGCATCGGCGCCGGCGATCGCACGCTCGAGGTCGAGGATGGTGGCGGAGCTTTCCCCGCCGGGATTTGCCTTCTTGAGCGCGAAGGCGGAAAGATCGGCCATGTCTGGATCTCCTCTGGCAATGGGGGATCGCTGCGCAGCCACCCGGCGGCGCAGGATCTCGTTCACTCGAAAGTTTCAGTTCGCCGCGTCGACCGCGGTTACGCACGCCGCACGCCGTGCCTCGCCGATGTTCCGGGCCGTGCGATCCTCAGACCAGTTGTCGAAGATCTCCTGCTGCGACATGTCCCGGTCTGGCTTCGGCGAAAGCGCCGGCGTTTCCTTCCGGCATTCCGGCGGCAGCACCGGCTTCACCACCTTGGTGATGACGAGGGGCGCCGGCCGGTCAGTCAGGGAGCATCCGGACACGATCGCGGGAAAGGCCAATAGCGCCACCATCAGGAAGGGCCGCATTTCGTTTCCTCAATTCCTCGAGCTGCTGGGAGGCGGCGTTGACGCGATCGCTCGCGTCCGCCTGGATCTGGATGACGGCGTTCGCCTGGTCGGCGATCTTCTTGTTCGCCTCGGCATTGGCCTTTTCGATCTTCGCCGTCCACTCGGCGTCGGAAAGCGCTTTGGCGGAGGATGCGGCGCCGTCGACCATGGAACGGATTTCGCGGATGGACAGGAAGACGAGGCCGGAGATGGCGAGCAGCAGAGCGAGAGCAGCCAAGCCGATCGAGATGGGTTTCGACAGGCCGAACATCAGATGCCGCTCACGCAGAGTTCGGCTTCGCCGATGCGTTGGGCATCGCCCATCTCACGCCGGCGCACCAGGCCTTGCACGACCTGACCGCCGGCTCGGTTCCATGCCGTCTGCCTCTCGCAAGCTTCCCGCCACCTTCCCTGCTTTGCCGCCTCCATGGCCTTGGAACGAACCATGCCGCCAACCCCGAAATTATAGGAACCGGAAAGCTGCGCCGCCTGCACGCTCACGGGGAAATGGACGTACTGCGGCACCTGCTTGGTCAGCGGCAGGTAATATTCGTTGAACAGATCCGCCTCGAGGAAGTCGTCGCATTCCTTTCGGCTGAACCTCATCCCCTTCTGGATCGGCTTTCCATTCAGCCTCGTCTTGCCGTAGCAGATGTCGTAGATCTTGGCGTAAGGGTCCCAATGGGCATCAAGCACAACGCCCTCCCAGGTGCTGATCAGCGCCTCTTTCGCCAGGATGACGGCCGGCGGGTGAATGGTCGGCGAGGTATCCTTAGTGCTCTGCCATCCGCCAGCTGCGGCAGCGATAAGAGCAGCCGCGATCGCAGTCTTCCCGCGTTTGGTCGCGACAATCTTATTGATCGGCATCGTCATTTTCCTTGAGTTTGCGCTGCTCCACGACCCGGCCAAACGGCGACAGCGCCAGGATGAGGATCAGCAGCCACCGAGGAAGATACCCGTCCAAAAAGGGAACGATGTACGGAAGGATACCGAGGAGGCCGGCGATGTAGACAGGCCAAAGGGCCAGCGACCACGTGAGTACGCGGCGCTTGTGCTTTACAAGGCGCATGGGGGGGGGTCCTGAGGGATTGGTAAGCGAGCCATCGTCGCTATCTGCGACGACGTTTTACCGCGGCTAGCTTATAAGAGGACGGAGTGATGAAATCATCGTTGGGACGGATCTCGTAGAGACGGCCGTTTTGGTAGGATGGACACCATCAGGGATGTCGGTCGTTGTCGCCCCTACCCATCCCGGCGCCAAATCGATGAGGGTGAGCTGGCTGTCGGCTGCGCAGATGTCTCGATAGTTCTGAGCGTATGCGGCCCAATTCACCCGATCAGAGACCGGATACAGGCCGCCGGCGACCGGCTGGTTCATGATCATCAGGCAGATTTTCACGTTCGGGTCATTGGCCCGAAGCTGCGATATCATGTTTAGATGGTTTGCCTGCGCTTGCGCGACCGAGATACTGCGCACGATATATGCATCATTCATGTTGTATTCTAGAACGACGATCTCCGGCCGCGTTCGCAGGGCGCGATAGAGGAACGTTAGTCCGATGGCGCTATCTGCCCCGTTCTCTCCGAAATTATAGATGCGCGCGGTCGACTGCTTGCCCTCACGCAATCCACGCTCGACCTGGCGCTGCCAGAGATTGTAGTAATCGCCTTGATAGGTCAGGCTGGTGCCGCAGGTGGCGATGCGAATTTCCTTACTCATCTTTTGCTCCTGCGATCCCAATAACCGACGGTTTGGACCGAGCTGTTCATGTTGCTCGCCGCATAGCCGACGACGCGGCCATTGACGTCTGTCATGACGATGCCACGATACCCCAGGGTGTCCGCGGCGGGCTTGACCCCCATGGTGTAAAAGCGACCCATGCTTGGATCTCCGCCATCGGGGTCCATAAGGCCAATTTCGCCGCCGCCGGTGTTGACCAGGATCAGCGCCTGAACTTCGCACTTGAAGCCGATCGGCGATTTCATGGTGATGACAGTGGAAGATGCACCAAGATTGCCGCTGTACTGATTCTCCATGACACCCCACGCACACCAGTCTTCTGTCTGTGTGTATGGGATGATGTTGGCGGAGCTATCGGTGAGAACACTCCACACGCGCCGGCTGGGCGCCAGCTCCCACCCTGCCGGATATGCCGGGTTCGTGAGCGACCCAGAGGCGAGAATATCGACGGCCCCGCTCGTCGGATTCTGCATCACATGAAGGTGGTACCATGTGCTGGCCGCGAGCGCGCCTTGGTCAAGTGCGCCATTGCCACTGCCGGCCGCCCAGTTTTGATCAAGGCGCTTCAGCATGCCCGCCGTTAACTTTATGTCGGCGTCGTCAAGTTGCGACCGACAAGACCCTGGCGCAATAACAATTCGTTTCGTCGGAACGGTCGGATCTCGCGACGTCTCGAGACCGACAAGATATTGCGGAGGCAGGCCGCTCTGCGTCATTGACGGCGGGATCTTCTGGACCATTGTTTATGCCTTTATTTCTTCAACAACGAGGGTTGCGGCAGACACGCCGCCCAAAAGGCGGCCAGCGGTTGAGCCGTTTAGACGAGCGGTCCCTGCCACAGCATCCGGCCCGACACGAACAGAGATTGTCACCGCGGTCGTGATGCCAGGAACGAAATCAACTTCGACACTCGACATAAACGCCTGATCTGCCGACACAACGGTAACGCCTACAGCGTTTCGGGCATCGGCCGCCGTTCCGTTGATGCTTGTTCCTGTGGCGAATATCGCGGCTATCACAGTGCCGGCCGCACTCCGCGAAACCTGCCCTCTAAAGCGACACCGGAGTTTATTGGTTGTCGATTTAGGCGTGATGGTAAGTGTGAGAATTTCCGTTCCCTCAGTGATTTGAGGTGCCGTGTCGTCTCTTGGGATAACCGTCGTTAGCGTGGCATTGGCGGCATACGAGGCACTGGCACTATCGACGACGGAGCCAGTGGGCATCTGCGCGTTCGTTATAGCGACGCCACTGGCCGCCGCCCCGATTTTCGTCCGGATTGCCGCCGCATCGGCGGCCGACATCTTCGCCGCCGTGACGGCGTCCGCGCCAAGTTTCACTGTGGTCACGGAGCCGTCGCTTGGGCTTCCTACATCCACCTTGTTGCCAAAACGAACGTCAATCTCGACGCCATTTGGTACTGGCGCGCCTGAAATTCTCAGATAGGGGTCGCCGCTGACGTGCTGGAGTGTATAGGCGGAAATCGGCTGCCACACCCCGCCGACGTTGACGAACATGTTGTTGGCGCTGCCCGGGTCAACAGAAAGCTCGAAATCGGTCGTGGCGCCATCGCCCGTGAAGCTGTTTTGCACGAAGTTGTTTTTTGCCAGGTCCGCCCAGTCTGCCGCTTCTGCCGCTGCAGCCTCCGCGCGATCGGCCGCATCTTCCGCAGCGGCGATGATGGCAGACGTCACCTGATCACTGACAAGGCGGAAGGTAGATCCCGAGATCACGCCGAGGAGTTGCATGCCGGCGATGAGCCCTCCGGCGAGCACGTCGTTTCCGCTGTTGGTCTTCACGGTCAACGAAGAGCCGCCATTGAAGGACACAGTCACCGGAGATCCCGTGTTCGCTTCGAAGACGCCAAGGATGATCAATGCCGACTGGCTGACGGGGATGCTGCTTGCCGCTTGGATCGCGTTCGGTGTCCCAGACCCCATGTCTGTCGCAACGATGAATGAATAGGGCAAGTCTGCGAGCCACGTCCACGAACCCGAGTTCGCCGCCCCATTCTTTCGGTAGATTCCGTTATAGGAAGCGGTCGGATCGCCGATAACCCACGCCATCGTATTAGGTGGCTGCGAGAGATCTCCGTACAGTGCCGCTCGCGTTGCATAGACCTTCCCACCGCTGGCGAGGAAAGCGTCGATCGAGCCCTCGACCCACGTGCCCCATTCACGAATTTGCTCCTTGTCCGGCTGAAGCGGATTGGACGAAGGGCCATCAGCCCAGATTTGCACGGCCTTCATCGGCATTGAAACGCTTCCTTCTCAAGTAACAGTAAAAGCACCCGTTGGCGTTCGCGTACCCTCGATGCCCGAAGCATTCACTGACGCGACCCAGGCATAATAGGTGCCGGCCGGCCGAGAGATTGTTCGGGAATAGGTTCCGTTGGGTGCGCCCGCCAAGGTCGGGCTGTTGAATGTCGCGGTCGCCGGGTTGTTGACCGCATTGTAATAGACGCGCCCAGCTGCATAGAGGCTGCTGTTTGGCGCGGTCCAGTTGATCGTCACTTCGCCGGGAACGCCGGTTATAACAGCGCCGATCGTGGGTGCCGGCGGAGCGGTCGGATTGACGGTCGAGAAGACTGCTTCCGTCGCCGACCAGTCGGAGTATTTGCCTTTTGCGGAAATGAACGCCGCCTGGACGTCAAGCCACTGGTCACCGGGCACGACATCCGTGGCACAGACGATGAATCCACCGGATGCGTCGACGTTGACGATCGTCTTCTCGACCCAGCCTCCGGGGCCGCCCCCGCCACCCGTATCCTGCACACGGTAGCGAACAGCAGGCGTCAGGCTGCTGTCGCCGGGGTCGACGATCGAAACGTTCAGATAGACAGATCCACCGGAAGCGACGGCTACCGCCGAATTGATGACCGGCGTCGGGATGTTCGCCGCGTTCGGCTTTGGCGGAGCGGACGGTTTCTGACCTTCCAGTGCGGTCGACCACTGGTCGATGTTGTCCGGGTGTTGCAACACCTCGAGGCTGAAGCCCCCGCGCATGAGGTCGAGAACCGCGCGGCGGTTTTCGATGATCTTGCCGTCGAGCCTCGGCAGCCGGTTCGGGGTCTCCAACCTGATCCAACGGCTGTAGACGGCATTGATGCCGGAAAGGCTGACATTCAGCGACCCCCTCACTTTTTGCAGGATACGCTGCCATTCGCGCCAGCCGAGGCGACGCGCCTGTCGCCAGTTCGTCACCCATTGATAGTTAGCGTCCTCCGCAAGAACCCGCCCCGCAAGAAGCTGCCGATCTTCATCCTCGAAAAAGTCAGTGTCCGAGGTGGAATAACCAACGTCGGGATAGTTGAATTTCGGGACGAGGCGGTTGATCTCTTCCTCGAAGAGAACGTCGTATTGGATGCGATGACCGACGATGTCGTCATCTGTTAGCGTAACGACACGGCTTTCACGGAACTTTCCGGACGTGAATAATAATGCCCCGTCGCCGCGCTCACAGAGCCAGCCGTCGCATGTCGCCAGGATCGCATTGGTCCCGACCTTCGGTTCTCTCTCCGTCGTGTCCCAGCCACTGCATTCGTATCGCTTTTCGACGCCGCCACCCGCGATCGTGACGAGCTCGTCACATACGTTCGCTTCCTCGATCCACATGTCGAGCACTGGCAGGATTGCTTTCCGATAGTCCCGCCGGTGGCCAAACTCGCTGAAGCACCAGTGCCAGGCGAGCTGCAACGCAGGATTCTTGGAAAAACCCCAGGTGCCCGGCAGGTCTGGATCTTGGGCCGGGTCGCGAAAATCCCAGACATGCGCTCCGCTCACTTCAACGGATAGCCGCGGGATGTTGAAGGGAAAAGCGGTGCTGAAGTCCTTTGCCTTCGGCGTGAAGGCCTTCATTGCAATCGACGCCTGGCCATCACCTCGATGATTGTTCGTCCATATTCCGGAGCTGGCGAATGCGTCTACTATTGGCGAATACGGCGTCTCCGGGTTTGCCCCGAGGCGTGACAAAAGCTGCACCAGATTGGAACCGTAACGGCCGCCTTCCAGCGCCTGCACGTAGCCGGACACGTCGAGCGTCACCTCGTCGTCATGCAGGTAGAAACGATTATAGGAGTGGACTGGGTGCCCCGCCATCGCCTGAACGGCGTAGAGAGCCGCGCCAAGTGCTTCCCAAAGCATATATGCGCCTGCCATGCGCGTCGTACCGATCACCCAGTGGCGCGGCGGAACCGACTGTGTCATCGGAGCCTTGCCGTCTTCGGGCTTCGGCGGCTTCGGCGCCATGGCCGCCTGGATACCGACGGTGATCGCCGTGGTAACCAGCGCCGTCGTCAGGCTGCCGAGGACACCAGCAGTCGTCGCTCCAGCCGATCGCCGTGAAAAAAGACGTGAAGAGCGGCGTAAAAATCGGATCGCGTCGCGCCAGTGGATAATGCGTCGTCGTGTTGCGAAGCCGCCCTTCCCAGATGTCTCGCTGGAAAGCCAATGCATAGTTCGCGCAATAGAAGCGTTCGTCGGAAATCACCGCGGCCACCTCCAGCAGGCCACGAGTTGCGCCTTGCGATGGGCAATTCCGCCGGGTCCGGCAGGACCTAGAACCGACCAGAGCGGGCCGAAGCAGAGCGCGGAGACATCGCGCTCGATCGGATCCTCGCCTTCGAAGTCGACCAGCGTGCGGATCACAGCCATGTCGCCGGTCGTCGGCTGCTGGACGCGTCGCCAGCCCTGATCAGTCAGGATTGGCCCTACGAGCAACGCAAGGCCGCCAGCCGCATCGATCAGAGCGTGAGCCCCTTCAGCACTGTTATAGGTGCCCCGGAAAGCTTCGGCCGGGTCGCGGCCGGTGAGCGCAAGCCCATAGCTGCCGCACCAGGTCGTGCAGTCTTCGCCGCCGACGCCACCCCAGCAGAACCGGACGCGCCTTTCGATATAATCCCTGATCAACATTACGCCCTAAAAGTTCGGCCACGCCGGCTGCACGCCGCGCGAATATCGGATTGTGTTGTTGCAGAAGTCGTCGGTCGCCGAGACGGCGTGCTGCTGGGCCGACGACCACAAGGCCCGAGATGGGCGGCTGCGCATGTTCTCTCCAGCGACAACGGAAAGCGAAAGCGAAAGCGTCGGCTGCTCGCGCCCGGAAACGACGGGCATGGACTCGGCCGTGCGGGCGGCAATCCCCTGCCAGAGCGGAATGATATCCGTCATCGGCTGATAGTAATCGTCGAGCGTCGTGATCCCGACGTGCACGAGCGCACCGCGCACCTCAGGGATGGAGTCGATCAGCCGGGAACCCGACGCTGGGTCGACGCCCGACATCGTAAATTCCACCGCATCCGAAGTGCCGTTCAGCAGGATTTCCAGCGACGGCAGACCGACGAGCCGGCCAGCGCCGAGATAGACAGTCCCGTCAGTATCGATGCTGTCGAAGCGGGCCGGGATGTCATGCACGCCGAACCAGATGTGCAATGACGGGTCCGTCGCCACTCGCATGAAGAGGCCCAGCAGCGCGCTCGATCGGAGCCGCTCCAACACCATCGACGGCACGTAGTTCACGTCATAAGCCATGTCAGAACGCCTCGTCGAATGTCAGCGTCGGCCGCATCAGCCAGAAACCCTCGACATCAGACAGGATCTTCGTGCCTAGAGAGAGTTTCGCGGCAAAGCGCGGCCGGGCGAATTCAACACGCGTTCCAGCCGATACGGCTTCACGCAACGCCGGACCGATGGCGAGTTGATAGTCCCTGTAGGCAAAGGCAGTCCCCTCGATGGTCTCGCTGCCTTCTCCGGATGTCGTGATGACGTCCCAATAGCGGTAGGCACGCCAACCCTTGGCGGTCGCGTGATAGATCGAAAACCAGTCCGACCACCGAAGGCGGCGCGAGGCACCGTAGACCCGCATCTGCAGCACGCCGGCGCCCTGAGGTGCCGCTTGCGTGATCGCGCCCCAGACCGTCGCCTGGCTATAGCCTGACGTATCCGAGAAATGGGAGCCGTCCGAATGCGGAATGCCGCCGATGATCGGCTGCGGCCAGCGCCCGAATGTCGGAAACGGCCCCTGCCAATCGGTCTTGAGCGGCACGTCGACGAAGCGGAACGAACCATTCAGCCGCGCCGCAAGCCAGGTGACATATTCATGCTCTTCGGGCGCCTGCACGAAACAGCCGCCATAGGTGGCGGTCAGGAAGCCGCCACCCGAGATTTCCATCGTTTTTTCCTGGCCATTGCCGTTCCGGCCGCCGCCGATCGCATTGCCGTCGACGTCGAACGCCATGCGCTGCGGCTTCAGGAAATCGATATCCAGAAGGGGAAGACTGAGGAAGCTCACGGTCAGGCCCTGCGCCAAGCATAATGCTGCTGCTGGGAGCCGAAGCCGGAGCGCTCCATCTCCTTGTTGTAGCTGTCCAACCCAGCGGCGACCCCCTGCTCGACAAGGGTGCGAACATGGTCATCTCCATTGGCGCCCTGAATGTTGACGTTCAGGGGAACCGGCCCGCGCTGGCTGCTTCCGCCGCGGTTTCCGTTCGCTGCCATCATGTTTTCCGTCCTGTGGTTCGGAACGACCTGGCTGCCGCGCGGCAGGTTCACCAGCTCGCGCCCGCGCTCGCCAACGATCGCGAGGCCGCCCGGCGCGAATTCCGTGCCGTCCGCAAAGAGACCGGTGATCTTGCCCGAGGCTGCAAGCGCAGCCTGGCCTCCAACCGGCTTGAAGCCGCCGAAGAGGCCGCTGAGGAAACCGAACAGGCCGCCTCCTCCGCCACCAGCCGAAGCTGTCGGGGCGGCCGGAAAGAACGAAGACGAGAGCGACTGGCCGATTTTGCCGATACCTCCGCCGAAAGTGTCGAGACCTTTCGTTGCGGCGCCGGCCGAGCTTGCGAGCTTGTTAACGGCATCAGCGGCACCGCCCATATTGCCGCCGGTACCGATGCCATCCCACTTCCCGACACCGACCTTGGCCGCGCCATACCAGGAGCTCCAGCCGCTTTTAGCCGCGTGGTCTAGCGCGAAATCCACTCCGGCAGGGCCGTTGGCAGCAAGCCTTGGGTCTAGACCTGTTTTTGCCATGAACTGGTTTCCCAGACCGCCATTCATATAGAGTTGGTAAGGCCCGAACGACTCTTCGCGCACGCCATTTTTCATGTAACTCGACTGAAGGTTCCAGCTGTTCAGACCACCTTCGGACCGCGCCACCTTCAGAGCGGTGTCCGGGTCGATGCCACGCTTGAGGGCCGCCTGCGCGATGTAGGAGCCGACGTCGCCGAGCGGACCGCGCGTTACCGGAACGACAGGTGCCTTGCCGATATTGTCGTTGGCCGCGCCGAGGACACTTCCAGCCAAACCCACGCCGGCGCCGGCGAGACCACTGGCGCCGCCCGCCGTTCCCGTGCCGCTGAACAGCTTGCTGAAAATGATATTGATCACCCGCTCGAAAGCCTGGTCGCCGGCCTTGGTTATGGCATTGAGGAACGAATTCAGCAGAGCTTTACCTGCAGCTTCGCCGACCTTGCCGCCGCTGCTGACCAGTTGCTGCCGAAAATCGGTGACGAAGCCGGTCACCGCCTGCTTCATCTCGGACGCCTGCTGGTTCTGCCGCATCTGCAGCGCAAGCGGCGAATTCAGGTCGACCGGCAGTCCGGCGCCGCGCTGCCGCGAGGCGATCTGCTGATCTCCGGACGAACGGAAGATCTGCTCACGCTCGAACGAAAGGTCAGCATTGAGGCGCACCTTGGCCGCTTCCGTCGCCGCTCTGGCATAGGCCTCCGAAAGCTTCTCGATCTCGGCACGCTGATCGGCGGTGACAGTCCTGCCCTTGTCCTGCGCCTGCTGGAGCAATTCGAGCTCCATCCGCATCTTCTGCGCCGCGATACCCGCCTCGCCCGCGGTCGCCGCCTCGAGCTTCATCTGCTCGATGCGATCGTTGGCGCTCTTGACCAGATCGCGATAAGCCTCCGCCGCCGATTTCCCGGCCTTCTCTTCGCCCGGCAGCCCTTCCAGTTCGACGTTTGGCCGCTGCAGGGGAACCGGCACACCGACCCGGGCGCCATCACCGTTGATCACGGTCGGGTTCTGGTTATCCAGCCGGCGCTGCGCCTCACGCTGGGCCGCCAGCACGCGGCGACGTGACTCCTCGTCGAGGACGCCGTTGACGACGGGCACTGCAGCCATGGCACGCCCTGCCGCCTCGTCGGCCGGCGAAGCCGCGGCGGCTCCGACCTTGCGCAACTCCTCGAGCGCCTTGCTGAGTTCGTTGATCTGGCCAATCTGGCCGGATGCCGCCGGCCCGACCAGCCCAAGGCCTTCGCGCAGCTTCTGCAGCGCGATATCGGTCAAGCTGAGGTTGGCGTTGAGTTCCTTCACCTTGTCCGAGAGCGGATTGGTGGCGAGGAGATCGCGGGTTTTCTGAATGCCTGTGATGCTGTCTGGCACTTGCGTGAAGCGACCGATGCGCGGATCCGAGAAGCCCTGTCGCTCAAGGTCCATATTCGTCGTCACCTGCTGGGCGATCGCGCTCTTAAGGCGAAGCGAGGCGATCTCCAGCTCGGACTGCGCAACGGCCCGCGCAGCCTCCTGCCGCTTCAGCTCCAGCTCCAGCAGCGCGCGCTTGGCCTCATATTCCCGCTCGGTGCCGGCAACGATCGCGGCCGACGCCGCACTTTGCGTGCGGGCAGTCGTGTTCAACGCCTGCGCATATTCGGACTGGAGCTTCTGCAGCTCGCCGAGCTGCGACTGAACGGCGCCCATCGGCGCGGCCTGCGCCGCCAGGGATTTCGTGGTCTCGTCGACAGCCAACCGGGCTTCGACCGTGTTGGCGGCAAACAGCTTGAAGGCACCATAGGCCAGGGCGCCGGCTGCCGCGAACGGAAGAACATAGCGGGTTGCCGCGGCTATGATCGCGCCGAGATCCTTGAGGAGGGCGTTGACGCCGCCATTGCCGCCATAGATGCCGACAATCTGCGATCCCTGCTGCAGGAGAACCGTGGTGAGCGGCATGCCACCGTAGAGCGACACACCGATATCCTGAACCTGCGCGCCAAGGTTCTGCCGCCGGAATTGCGCTTGGTTGTCGTTGGCGCCGCCGGGAGATGGCCTGTTCTGGTTAGCCGGCACCACCCTCGCCTGCTGCTCGAAGCGGGTGTTCGCCTCCTGCACCGCCTTGGAAAGCTCAAGCTGTCCACGTTCGGCGACCTTGGCCGCATCGGCCATCATCCCATATTTGCGATAGATGCCATCGAGGATGGCCGAAGCCTGCGTCATCTCGATCTTGCCGAGTTCGACGCCGCGTGTCAGCTGATTGACCGCCTGATTGAAGCGCTGCGTGGTCGCATAGCCGTCGACATACTGGCGAGATAGCTTCGCCAATACGTTGGTGGCGGCGCTGATCTTCTGGTCGTTTTCCGTGAAGCTGTCACCGAGGCCCTTGCCGGATTGCTTCATGCGGTCGTCGGCAGCAGCCTTCTGCTGGGCGCCAGCAGTGTATTTGCTCGCATCCATCTCTGCCGAGACGCGCAGCGTACGGATTTCGACATTAGCCAAGGGAAAGCCTCTTTGCGGATGGCAGCGCGGCCCTATCGCCGCGCTTCCTTGCTTTTGCGCTCGGCTTCGGCGGCCTCTGCGCGTTCTCGCTGGATCTTCAGCCACTCGCCGTCGATCGCGTTCATGAAGATGTGGAACCGCTTCAGCCGATCCCCTGCGATGCTGTGATCGCGGGCGTATTGGCTGAGGGCCGAATAGTAGATCGGCCCCTCGCCGCCCATCGCACCGTAGAACCGGTCATACTGCAGGGCATCGAAAGCCTCGAAATACATGGCATGCCAGGCCTGAGGCTCGAAGTTGCCATGCTCGGCAGACCGGCGGGGCCGCAGCCATTCCTTGTCCGGCTCTTGCTCGAACAGCTCTTCCAGCCATTCGAGCATCTCTGGCGAAGCCTTCGGCCCGCTTACGCGGCTGCGGAAGGCTTTCCGGAGTTTTTTGCTTCGGCCTCGACAAACTCGACATTCACCTCGGAGATCTTGCCGGCGCACCACTCTACCGCGGCGACAATGTTGCGGTATTCAGGATCACCGAGCACTTCCCTCGCCGCTTCCGGGGTATAGGCGACATCGAGGCCGCGCCAGCCGTGCAGCAGGTGCTCGGCGTAGAGCTTGCCCAGCTCCACCTTCATATCCAGCTTGGCGGGGGCAGCCTCGCCCGGCTTCGGCTTTGCCTGGCTGGCCTGCCGCGCGATGCGCATCAGCAGGTCGTCGCGCGCCGCTTGGTAGGCCGGCAGATGCAGTGAAGAGACGTTGAATTCCACACCCGGCCAATCCGGGAATGGGATCCAGTCACCATCGGCCTCGCGTTTCAGATCCGCCTTCAGCGAGGCGAGCTTCACAACAGACATAGGGACTCCATTCAGGGGGCTTCGGGAAAGGCGAGCGGCGGACGGCCCCGAATTCGTCCGCCGCCCATACCGCCGGCGCAGGGAGGAAGCGCCGGCGATCTCGGTTATGCAGGATCGCGCGTGATGGTGATCGAGCCGGCCGCCGTCGCGTCGAAATAGGACTGGAATGGGATATCGATCATCACCGCCTGGCCATTGCCGCCGACGACCGGGCCGCCGTCGAGGAATTTGGTCTTTGCGAGCGCGATCTCGTAAGAGTTGCCGAGTTCGTCGAGCAGCGTCGTGGAAATGCCGATATCGTCATGGTCGAGGATGGCGGTATAGGCGTCCATGTTCTCGAAGTATGTCGTCAGCGAGCCGGTCAGCTCGAAGCGGCCGAGACCGTGCGAATAGGGCTCATAGGCGCCGACAACATCGTTCTGATAGATGTTGTTGGTGATGTTGAGCGTCATCGCCTGCACCTTTGGTGCATTGGTGAGGCCGGTGAAGCTGAGGTCCGACACGTTGAGGCCGGCATTCAGTACCGGCGTCGTCGTCGCCGGCGTATAGGTCGCGCCGGTCAGAATGGCGCTTGTCGGCGTCGGCGAACGGATGCCCATGATGCCCCAGTTCGCCTGCACCGACTGACGCGCCCTGAGCGTCAGGGCCAAGGTATTCAGGCGGACCGCCTGGAAGCGCACGAAGGTATCGGTCGCGCCCTGCTCGTAGAAAAATTCAAGGGTTCCCGCCTGCTGCAGGATGCCGTTCTTCAGCACGTCGCTCGACCAGGTCGAGCAGAGCAGGCGCTGCAGCCATGTGTCGAAAGTGCCGTAGGAAAGGAACGTGTTGATCGTCCCCTGCACCGACCGGCCGACGTCGACGATCGACGCCACGTTGCGGTCGGCGCGGATCTCGTTCGGAATGTCTGTCTGCTTCGAGATGCGCACGTCGGACGAGACGTAACGCATGATCTGGAAAACAGGGCTTGCGGGCGTCGTGCCGATCGTTACTTCCGAGACATCGGCAAGGCGCACCTGACTGCCGTCAGCTACCGTCATTGAAGGCTCCATAGCGGATTTGCCACGTCATCAGACGTTGGCGGCGTGCTTGCCCAAGGCACGGGTAAGGCGACCGGCAAAGCCGGAATGTTAGGGGCTCAAATTCGTGTAGTCGCGCCGGTACCAGCCGATCGTCGCGGTGAAAGCCCAGTAGTTCGGGAAGTCTCGCCCGGGCTCGCCGGCGCCGAGCGACATGGTCGGCATGAACAGCGCCTCGCCGGTGACCGCGTCGACGACGATCGGCTGTTCGCGAAACAGGTTGGTCAAAGCCTTCGCCCAGCTGCGCGCCTGGCGGCTGCCGTCGCCCGACGCCGTCATGACGTGCAGATATGTCGCCCCGCGCTCCAGCCACTGATTTGCCTGCGGAGCGCCGAAAGTCTCCTGGTCGAGCACGTCGCCGACGATCTCGACATAGACGAACGGCAGGCCGGCATCGATCAGCCCCTGCGCGAACTCGTTTTCGAAGACGAGCCCTGTGGCCGTCCAGGCGTCGCGCAACCGCAGTTCGAACGCGTCATAGACTTCGACGGATGCCATCAGCTTAGACTCTGGTTGATTACGACGGCCGGATAAGTGATCGGCATGCCGCCCTGCCGGTCCTTCCGCCGCCCCTGGGCACGCTTGAGAACGTAAGGCATGCCGGCATGCACGCCGGCGCGGACATCCAGCCACTTCGTCTCAAACACGAAGGCCGCCGAATTGCGCCCCTCATTGCCGAAGCGTGACGCGAGCGCCCGCTTCGTCCCGTCGAAGATCGAATAGCGCTTGGCGCCGAGCAGCCCGTTTTCCGCCTTGCGGACATAGGGCTGGAAATTGGTGATGATGACCTCGGCATCGGGGCCGATGCTATCGTAGTCGATAACTTCGCGCTGGTTCGCCAGCACGATGAAGCTGCCGCGGAACCGTCCACTCTTGACCGGCGATCGGCGACGCAGCTCGTCGAGTGCGAAGGTGATGATCGGCTCCCAGAGCGAGAATTCATAAATGATCGGTCCCGGCGCCTGGACAGTCTCTTCAGGCGCACCCTGCCGGCCGTTCACATAGCGCTCATAGGTCCCGCTCGCCCGCCCGCCGGAGATCACCTCCCGCACGCTATCCTTGGCAAATTTGGCGAGCATGGCATTGATCGCCGCCGGCTCCAGATCCGCCGTCGCCAGCTTCAGCTCGCGATCGAAGAAATCGACCCCAGCCATCAGCCGGCCACCACCATGTCGGTCCGCACCCAGACATTCGCGACGAAGATCGGCTTGGATGCCCTCACCTGCCGTTGACGCCCCTGGATAAGGGCAAAATCCGTTTCCTTCGGTATGCGGGGATCGACGTCGCTGGTCACGCCGCCGGCATAGGCGCCGCCCGGCCACTGGGCTGCCAGGATCTGGGTCGGCGAGATGATCACAACAAGATCGCGCTGCGTGATCGTTCCGACGATCTCGTCGGCCGACACTGCTCGCACGGCTGCCCGGCACTTCACGTCGATATTGATGACGTTCGCGCCACTGCCGACGGTCCGGCGCAGCACGATATCCTCGCCGGCGCGGACAAGTGCATTATCCAACGCTAGGATTTCCGCCGTCACCGCGCCACCATCCGCAAATCGAGCGTGGTATTGCCGGCATAGGTGCCGACACTGCTCAACTGGGCGCGCATCTTCGGCCCGAGAAGTCCATCATTGACGCCCTCGACCGAGAGGGCCGCATAGGCCGCCGCAGCCTTGGCGCTGAGGCCGGAGAGGTTGGCATATTTGACTGCACTCGCAGCGGCGAAATCGAACCGCGCCACATCGAACCAGGTCGTGCCGCCGTCAAACGAGGTCTGAACGACGGCGGATATGCTTGTTCCCCCCGACCCCCACCGCAGCTGCGCGACAAGCGTGCAGGCGAGCATACCCTCGAGACTGTCGATGGCCTCGCCAGCAAAACTGGGGAGCGCCGTCGTGATCTGCCCTGCGAAAAGAGTATAGCTGTTCGGATTGTCCATCACTGCACCACCGGTTGACGATAGTTGTCGAGGATGTCGGCAACGTCGGGCGGCATGTTGCCGGCGTCGCTTCCGGTCGCGATCCAATAGCTGACATCGCGCACGCCTGGGATATTTTCCGACCGCAGGAACGGGTCGCGGCCGCGCGCCATATACCGCGCCTTGACCATGCGGATCGCCGCGTCCTGCACATCAGCGGGTATCGACGAATAGCCTGCGGTATAGGTGAACGAGAGCGGCCATGCCTGCCATTCCCTTGGATAGGCATTCGTATCGATGCGCGTGGCGATGCCCGTCTTCGCGTCGACGCGAAAATCGGTGCCTGACGTCAGAGCATCCCCATTCTCGGTCACAGTTACATCCCCTGACAGCGGCCAGCGAGAGAGTTGGATATCGGAAAGCGAGCCGGCGACCTGGAAGGCGTAGAATTCACGGTCCGGCCAGATCTCATCCTTCACCGTCTCCTGCACGAAGGTCCGGTTGCAATATTGCGCGATCGCCAGAGAGGCCCCCGCGAGATAACGCTTGAGCACTGCATCGTCGCCACCGCCGGTGAGGCCGAGCTCGGCCTTCACGTCCGACAGCGTGACGAGGTCCGCGCTACTGGCCGGAGTCAGCACGGTTGTGATGATACGAAAGCCCATGGTTCAGGCCGCCTGGTCCGTCGCGATGTCGACGTCCAGCCGCGTCGCGCCGGCATAAGTGCCGACCGAAACGACCTTGAGACGGAACTGCGAACCGAGAATTCCGTCGACGGCGGTGTTTGCAGCCAGAGATCCATCGGTCGGGACAGCAGCGGTTGTTTTCGCTGTCAGGGCAGAAAGATTGAAGATCTTCGTCGCAGCGCTGGTGGTGAAATTGAATTCGGCGATATCGATCCAGGTGGCGCCACCATCAAGCGAAGTCTGGACATAGGCGTCGACGGACGTGCCGCCCGAGCCATAGGCGAACTTCGCCTGGATAGCCAGGTTGCTGGGCGCGCCGTTGAACTTGGCGACATCGGATACCAGCGACGCAGCGGCTGCAATTTGACGGCCGAAGAGGTTCATGCCTGCGATCCCTTCGTTTTGTAGCCCTGCTTGCCGCCACCGGCACGCATCGAGCGATCTTCGTATTTCTCACCGGCCGGATTGAAGGGCCGAAGATCCTTGGCCTCGCCATTTTCCACCAGGCTGCGCGCCAGCTTGTCGTCGACATGGATGTCGTCGCCATCACGCCAGGGCCGCATGTCCTGCGTCAAAGTCACGGTTTTCACGAGAGCACCTCCTGCACGGAACCTCTGTAATTGAACGAACCGACATGCCCGAGCACGATCGACGGATCGACCCAAACCTCTTCACCGATGGCGCGCCATCGGTCGCAGAAGACGTAGTCCTCGCCTGTCTCGTCGCCGGGAACGCCAGGATGGCCCTGGCGGAAGAATTCGAAATAGAACGGCCTGATATCATCCGACCAATCGGACGGCGCCTTAAGCTGCCATTCCGGATGAGCATCGACCAATCGTTCGAAGACGATCTTGTTGATCAACATGAACGCGGCACCGAACCCGCCGACCTCGACGGCGCCCATGTCATCGGTCCGCAACGGATCCGCCATGTCGGGCGGAACGCGCATGCACCAGACGCGAGGATCGCTGTTGGGCTTTTGGACCCGTTGACGTCCGACGCCGCCAATCAGCGGCTTGTCGGAACCGAGCAGGCGCAGCACGGCGGTGGGCGACCACTCCATGTCGTCGTCGATGAAAATCATGTCCGTGTAGTCGGAAGCCAGAAAGTAGGCCACGAGCTCATTGCGCGCCTTGTGCACGATCGAGCTGCCGACGACGAACTGGAAAGTGCAGCGGATACCGTGATCACGCAGCGTCAGGACGGTCGAAAGCATGCTGGCAGTGTATTCCCAAGCCGGGTTGCGGGCGATGGGCGTACAGATCATGAGGGAGCGGGATTTCGCCCGCTCCATCCGCGCAGCGGCATCAGGATGCAAGTCTTCGGGGCTTTGCATCGTGAGACCTTAGTTCGGGAGGCGATCGAAGCCGCCGAAGAAGCCGGCGGCGCGGGCGACGGCTGTGTCAGTCTGTGTCGCCGAAAGATCCGTCGCGAAGTTGAAACGGACATAGCGGCGAGCACTGCCGAGGTCGATATTGGCCTGCAGCTGGCCTGCCAGTGCCGACGCAGCCGTCGAGCCCGTACCGACCACGGCGTAGGTTGCGGTGGCATAGTCCGACCAGTTGGTGCCGTCGACCGAATCCTGCACGGCGTAGCCGAAGGATACAGTCTTGCCCGTGGCAAGCGTCGCATCCCAGAGGACAGCAAATACGGCGGAGCCAGGCATTGAACTGCCGACAAAGCCCATACGGTCGATGGTGATACCGGTCGTGGTGGTGGAGTCGCCCGCGCCGGCGGCCGTGGCGGCAGCTGCTGCGGACAAGCGACGGAGAGAGCCAAGCTCCCCGATATTATGCTGCGTGACGATCGTCGAAGTCATTGAGGAAATTCCTTCTGGAATGGAGGGGTGGAACCCGGCGGGCCGAAGCCCGCCGCGCTATGCACCGGCGCCGACGCGCCTAGCTGATGGCCGGAGCCCAGCGGACGAACTGGATCACAGCGACGGCCGCGTCGTGGCGCATCTGGTGATCGTGCTCGGCGATCGCGCGAATGATCGTCTGGTCGTTCTGGACGGCCGAGATCGTCGCGCCGTTTTCGTCGACATAAGACCCTTCGCGGAAGACGGCCAATTCGAGCTGCATCGAATCCAGGATGATGTCTTCGGTCATCTCCACCAGGAAGACGAAGGAGCAATCCGTCTGCGAGCCGTCGGCATTGTACAGATTGACCGGGACCTGCGTCGTCTTCTTGAACGGATAGCCGAGCAGCGTGCCGCGCGACAGCTCGTCGCGGTAGACGTAGACGCCAAGCGAGTTCTGCACGTTGTTCAGGTAGTTCCAGGAACGCGGGTGCATGAACCAGCAGCGCTTGCTGTCGGGAACGTTCGCCGTGTCGAGCTTGTTCACAGCACCGCCGAGCTCGGCCGCCACTGTGGCCAGCGTGTAGGTCGAGGTGGAGGTGATCCAGTTGCCGCCCGCGGCCGCAGTGGAGTTGCCCGTCGACAGGAATACGCCGGGCGTGGTGCCGAAGGCATTGGCGAAGGACAGATAACCGCGCGGGGTATCCTGCGTGCCGTCACCGGTGATGAAGGCAAGATCCTCGCGAAGAGCCATGACCTTGACGAGATCGTCACGAACGAAGGCGTCAACGGACGGATCCGCGTAGCGCATCATGTCGTTTGACACCGGCACCAGGGCGGTCAGCTTCTTGTAGCTGGCGACGATCTGGTTGAGGCTCTGCTGCGACTTGGTGATGGCCCGCACTTCCGACCCATAGGTCGCCGTTGCGGCGGAGGCCTGGCCTGGCAGCGTCATCGTGCCGCGCGGCATGGCGAGGTTGCGTGGCCCGGCGGCACGAACGACAGCCTGCGCCCGCAGCAGCGGAATGACTTCGTTCATGACATCGGGAGGAACGATAAAGCCCCCGGCAGAGCCGGTGGAAACGATCAGCGCCTTTGTGATCGGGTGGCTTTCGCCATAGGTGCGCTCGGCAGCCTTGACGGCCAGATCGATGTTTCCGACGCCCATGCCCATCATTTTGGCGATACCGCCGAGCATGAGGGATTTTTCCTTGACGTAGGGATCGGACTCGGCTGCAGCCGGAACCAGGCTCTGACCTGCAGCGGGCTGCGCTGTCGACGCTGCGAGTTCCTGCGCCTGCTTAACGCGGGCAATCGTGGCGTCGATGTCGGTCACCGCCTTCTTCTTGGTCTCGAAGTCGTCGGGCGTCGTGCCGTCGGCGAGGGCTAGCGCCTCGAGTTCTTCCATTGCCTTGGCGCGGCTCTTCTGCAGATCCGCTACTTTCTGATGAATCGGCATGTCATATTTCTCCGTGGCGCGTCGCGCGCGCTCGAATGAAGTTGAGGGAAACCAGCCTGTCGCCGGCGATCAGAGCGGCTGTGCCAGCCGCAAGACCTCGATCTCGCGAAGCCTTTTTTGCTTCGTTGCTTCGAGCGCCTTTGCCCTGTCGGCTTCGGCGGACTTTTCGGTCTCCCCCGTGTCGGAGGTTTCCTGCTCATCCATCATGGACTGGAGCGTGTCGTGGCCCTCTTTTATGGCCTTGCACGCTTCCTGCATGTTGGAAATCGATGCGGCCGAGAAGCGACGCCCGGCCTTGATGTGAGTGGCGATCATAACCTTGACGATCGGCGCCGCGCCGTCGGCGCAGATGCCCTTCGTGAGTGTCTTCGTTTCTTCGCTCACCTCTTCCTTGAGGAGCGCAGCAACCTCGGCTTCCGTCATGGAGATCAGCGCTTCGCCGAGCGCCTGCAGAGCACCACCGAGCAGACCGGGAACGACGACAGAGTCGTCATTATAGAGCGCATCCCATTCCATGCAGTCATCCAGCCAGGCGAGGTTGCTCAGGATCCGCGCGAGTTCCGAAACGTTATAGAGGCTCTTCACCTCGATCTTCGCCCCGGCCTTCACCAGAGTGGGGGTGGACGTCTTTTCCATCTTGGCCTCGTAATGGTCGATCACGGCGCGCGCTTTGGCGGCGGCATCCTCTGGGGTCAGGGAGTTCGGCAGCTCGGAAGCTGCCGCGCGAATGCCGGCCTTTACGGCGACCAGCCTGCCGTCGATGATCTTGGCGAAGGGCAGCTTGTAGGCGCTGCGCAGATCGGGAGCCCCCGCATCGTAGACAAGGAAGCCCTTGCGCGCGAAAGTCGCGTCCGGGCTGTCACTGTCGAAATCGGCAAAATCGAAGATGCTCTTGGCAGCGGCCTCGCTATCCCAATCGGCCACCTCGTCGAGCGACAAATTGCGGGAGGCTCCGACCTTCCAATTGGACCCTTTCGCAGACTTGTCGACGACCAGCGCCGACGGATTGCAGGGAACCGGCGTGAATGAAAATTCCATCATGTCGCAGACGGTGTAGCGCTGCGGCCCCTTTGTCGGATTGCCCTTGTCGAGCGCCTCGCTTTCGACCGGCCGGAACCCGATCGAGACGCCGGGAACCGAACCGAATTTGACACGCCCATAGACCTTATCGGACTCCGCATCCTCGCCTTCCGGCGGAAACTGGACGAGAGCCGTGATGCCCGAGCCAGCCCGCTCGATCTCGATGCATTTCGCGACCGGCATGTTGGCATTATGGTTCCACAGCACCGGACCGGCACCTGTCGCCATATAAGCCTTCCAGTTGATCCCGTCGGGAACGATGATCTCACCGGTGCGGTCGACGTCGCTCGTCGACACCACTACGCGCACCTGGCGCTTGTCGGCGAGGGCCTCGGATTTCGCACTATATGCCTTCTGAATGAGGTTCATGACCATCCTGTCCTTCGTCGAAGCTCCCTCATTGCTCTTTCTTGCTGCCTGGCCCGGGGTCCGCCAGTGTGCCGCTTTCGGGCCGGCCGGCACTGTCAGCCGAGGTTCCCGACGCGTCGGAACCGAGCGCCGCCGTATTCACAGGGAACATCAGCTGATCGCCGCCGGTAAGCGGTGGTTCGCCTTCGCCCTTGCGCCATTCGTTCGACGTCCCGAGACCAGACATGACCTTCAGGCGGCCGTTGTTGATGCGCACGGCCTCGGAAGCCCGCAGCAGGTTCCGCTCGTCGAAATCCGCCTGCAGCCCGTCCTTCGCCAGGTCGAAATGCTGCTCGAACTTCTGCTCCCAGAGTTCGCAGTCGGGCATGATCGTGCCGTTGACATAGAGCTGCTCGGCGTCGTCAATCTTGATGTTGCGCAGCTCGCCGGCGACGCCGAGCTTGTAAAGCGGCACACCGAACCAGCGGCTGACGTCCTCGACCGAGAGCTTGCGCTGCTCGATGAACTGCATGTCGACAGACGACAGGTTCATCGGCTTCCATTCGATGCCGTCCTCGAGGATGGCGGTCTTGCCGACATTGGCAATGCCGGCCCGGAGGTCTTCCCACTGCTGGCGCAGGCGCTTCGCGGTCTCCTCAGTCAGCTTCTTGGCCGACTGGAGAACGCCAGCCGGTCGCGCTCCATTACTGATCCAGCGCGCCGCCTGCTGCTCAAGCGCCATGGCGACGCCGATCGAATCGCGGGCGACACCGATGGTCGACACACCGACGAGCATGTTGAAGGCGACGCCGCGAAAATGCAGGACATCTTCCGCTGGGATCGCGACTGGCAGCCCGCGAAGCGCCGCCATCTGAAACATCCCTTGCCGGTTGATGTTGTAGAAGAGCTGTCCGTCCGAAGCTTCGAGCACCATCACGCAATCGGGATTGACCGGGATCAAATACTGAGGATCGCCCTTCGTATCGCGCAGGATGACGGCATAGGCATTGTTGCGCAGGATCAGCGCCATTTCCATCTGCAGTGCGAACTCGAACCAGGTCTGCACCCAGTTCGGCCGCTTGAACAGCTTCGCAACCGGATGGGTTGTGTTTGCATCGCCTGCCCGGCCTTTCTCAAGCGACAGGACTCGCGGCGTGCACCGGGCGAAATCCTTCGAGCGCTGCATGGTCGCGGCATAGATGGTCGAAACGCTGATAGCCGTTCCCTGGCTGATCTGCACGCCCGCCACCGAAGGCGTCGAGCCCAGCGTCGGCAGATAGCCGGCCGCAGGAACGCCGGCGCTCGATTTCTCGACAGCATCGCCGGAACTGCGGGAAAACCAGCTTAAAAGGCCCATCACACCACCATCAGATCGCGGTGCTCGTAAGCAGAGACCGCACTTTGCGCTTCCGGGTTCTTCACCATCACGGTCACCGCATCGAACAGCGCCATGATGGGGTCGATCTTTGCGTCGCCCGCCGTTTGCTTCGTCGCCCTGATCGCCGTCGCCGTCGGCTCTATTTTGAGATTGGAGACGATCCAGGGCATCATCGGACCGCCCGCGTGGAGCAGCATCTTGTTCGACAGCCGTCGCTCCGAGGTCTTGATCGCGTTCATCAGCGCATAGCCTTGGGGCACGCCGACAAGCAGCCCGTTTTCCTGCGTCACGTCGATCTCTGGCATCGCAAGCGCATCAACGAAATCGCCAATGCCCGCGGGGTCGACCGCTACCGCCGCCAGCAGCTCGCGATCCTTGACCATCTTCACGATGTCGACAATCGCCGCGATGTCTTCGAGCGCATTGTCGATAATCGTCAGATGCCCCGCCTTCTCGAAATCGAGCAGGATCGGCGCGATCTTCTTACGCCGCTTCAGCACTTCCCGATGACACCAGGCATGCGACCAGCATAGCCACCGCTTCATCCAGACCGCTGTCTCGCGGCCATTCACCTTGACGCGCACCTCGAACTCTTCCGGTTCGCGCCCGACGATCGTCAGACCGAACAAGTCGTCTAGGCCGCCGCCATCGGCACCAACCGCGGCGACTTCGCAGCGCTCGAGCATTCGCTCCAGGGCATCGAACGGCGCGAGAGCCGAAAGCTCTTCGTCCACGGCCGCCGTCCAGTGATTGGCGCCGGGCCACCGGTTGGCCCTAAGGCCCATGCCGATTTCGACGTTCAGGTGCTTCGCCAGGAAGCTCTGATAGGTGTCGCCTTCCTGGTCGTCGCCCGATCGGACATTGAGCATTTTCCGCTCGAGCCATTCACGCCGAACCGACCGCCCGATATTGGGGTTTGTAACGTACCAATTTTCCGGATCGAGATACGCCTCACTGGCGATCATCGCCTCGGGAAACTCATAGAGCACCGCCAGGCTTTGCGGATCGTTGATCTTGCCGTCCCGGACGTCTCGGAAGTAGTCCAGCTTTTCCTTGAAGACACCCGCCGGCGGCGCATCTGCCTGCGTGGAGATGTAGACGACGAAGCCCTCCGGCCTCGAAATCAAGCCGCCCGTGGCTTCCTGCAGCATCCCTGCCGCGCCTGCCTTCTTGCCGAACAGCCAGAGCTCGTCGATCAGAACAAAGCCAGCCTTCTTGCCGGCGGCCGTTCCCGAATCCGCCGAGACGATCTTCAGCACGGCCTTTGTGACGGTATGCGTGATCGACTTGATGTTGTCCTGCACATGCAGGAGCACGGCCAGCTCCGGATCCGCCCGGATCATTGCCGCGGCCGGCCCGAACGAGTTTTCAGCGACTTCACGTGTCGGCGCCAGGATCATCAGCTCCTGGTGCGAACGCCAGTTGCGGATCAGCGCCGTCACCATGATGCCGGCAACGATGGTCGACTTGCCGTTCTTCTTGCTGATCAGCAGGAAGAACTCCTCGATCAGCCGTCGAGCCGACCCCTCGTCATAGGCCCCGAAGACGGCCGCCACGAAATCGAACACGAAAGGTTCGCAGGACTCGCCGAATGTCGGGTGACGGTGTTGCCCCGTCTTGCGATCATAGACCTGCGGCAGGTCGGTGATCTGGAGCGACTTGAAAACCTCAAGCGCCGCCTCCGCCTCGTCGGGAAAGAGCGGCGCGATCGGGATCAGGCTCTCACCCGCAACAATCCGCCGCTCCCAGTCAAGGCAAGCCGTCGAATACCGCATGGTCTACCAGCTGCACTTCCGGATGGTGACCGATCCGAAGGCCTTCACACTCCCATCAGCCCGGCGAACAATCCAAAATATCCGCCGCTCGATCGGACCAGTCCCCACGCATTGCGCTTGCGAGATGATCGCCTTTTTCTCGCTGATGGCCGGCCTGTCCGCCACCTGCTTCGCCGTTCCCTGTCTGACTAACAGGCCCAGCGAGCAGCATGTTGTGGCGATCAGAACAGCCAGGGCAATCATCGGGCGGTGCATCGGCGTCAATTGGCCGGCGTGAAGTCGACGTAATACTCTTCGCCAGGTACCAGCTTTTCGAACAGTGCCGGATTGGCGATGGTAATCTGGATACCCACGCTGGGCGACCATTTCGAGAAGGTGTTGTTCTCATCGCTTCCGTCGGCAGGATAGCCGTCACTCTTCGCGACGCCATGAAACTGCACGGTTTCATTGACGGTCTTGCCTTCGGCATCCCGGTAGGGGAAGCAGGACCCGACACGGACTTTGCAACGCATTTTCGTGGTCATGATGATCTCCTATTGATCAAGGTGTTCGCGCAGCTCGCCGACGGTAAGCTCCGCATCAAGGCTTTCGAGGAAGAGAAGGATGGTTTTCCGGGTGACCGCGACATCGTGGCGGCCGGGAGTTTGACGAGAGAAGGCCTCGGACTTCAGGCGAAGCCCTGCAGCGACCTCAAGCGCCTCTTCCACATCGGCTTCCATGTCGCTCTCCCAAGGATGTTGATATCTTCGCCCTCGGGCAGAGGAAGCAGAAATGAACATCGAGGTGGGCGGAGGCGAGGCCGTGGTGGGTCTCGCCTCCTGCTATTTTTCAGCCGGCAATATCGGGGTCGATGTGCTTGTAGGGTTCGACGATGGCGGACTTTGTAAACGAATGGCTGGCGCCGAAGATGGAACTTTGGCTGGAGCCTTCGCCTGAGGTTGCCTGCGTGACGACGCTCGGCAGCACTGCGACATCTTGGTGAACGAAGGCGATGTTCGGGGCCGGATATTCCTTGGCCGTGAGGGGCTGAACAATCGCGTTGACCTCGACCGGCACCGCGGCGGCTGCAGGCATCGCTGCGCAGAGACCGATCGCCATCACGGCAAGGCCAGCGCAAAAGAGACTTCGGATCATGCGCATTCTGTTTCCTCTTGAGGGTTTTGGAGGCTTGCAAACCTCCGCCTCTCGTTTGGCCCCGAGAGCTTACAGCGGGCTTGGGTGCTCTGGTGCCTCGCGCGAGCGGTTAGCTTTCCGCTGCACTTCCTTCCGGCTTCATGGCGCGCCGGCGATCGGCTCTTGGGGAACGGGGCCAGGCACCTTGTGCCGCCTTTGCCACGGAAGCGACCGGTCATCACCGGCTTGCCCTTGGCCCCTCTGTGAAATGGTTGCGGAGGGAGGATCGAACGTCCGGCCTCCCGCTTAGTGTTGGGACTGCACCTTAGGTCTCGTCGCCGCTCGCGACCGGCTGGCCGTTGTTGGCGATCAGCCGCGGCCCGGCCGGCACCGCATAACGGCCCCCGCCACTGATCGCTCGCGCATTGTCAAGCCGCTGCTCTTTCTTCGAGACATAGCCCTTCGCGACCGGCTTGTTGGCCGCCTTGCTCTGCATGTCGCGGTTCACCTTTTCGGCAGTCACCGCGTCCAACATTTTGAGCGCACCGGAGAGGGCGGCTGCGTTTCCGCCGAGACCCTGCTGGATCTGAGCCGTCCGGAGGCGCCCCTTCAACCGGGCAGCCATCACGTCGCGCTGCTTCAGCAAATGAAAATAATGTTTGCGCAAAGTCGGCGTAGAGAGGCCGACTATCTTTGCGACTTCGCCGTTCTTCATGCCGGAAGCCAGTAACACCATGACATTTATGATGTTTTCTTCCGTGGGGACGTGCTCCGGCCTTCCCTGCCCGCGACCGGCTGAGTGGTAAGGGTTGCCAAAGAGGTCTAAATCGTCAGCCATCAGAAAAAAAAGATGCGAATGGGACCAATGCGGTTAGGGGCCTAAAGGGGGTCTGGACTTTCAAACCCCCTACCCCCTCTGCCTCGGCGGCCATGGGGAGGGGTCAGAACCGCTCGGCGAGGCGCTTCGCCCTTGCCGCGGCGGTCTTGCGGGTATGGGATGCCCCACATCGGAGCATGACGTTGCGCGGGTCGAGAGGTGCGCCGCCGTCCTTGAGCTCGACGACGTGATCGCCGAAGACACGCATGCTAGGCTTGTGGGTTCGGCCGTCGCAGCGCGGATCCTCACAGATCCTGCCACGATCCTTGATGATCGCAGCCATCAGTGCCCGCCACTCCGGCGACAGATAGAAGGCATCGGCCTTCTTGCTTTCAGGGATGACGGTGCGCGTGTCGATGGTGCGGAGCGTGGTGCTGATCGTGCGAATCTTCCCCATACTCAAGAACGCAAAAGGCGACCCGAAGGTCGCCCATCAACATCTCATAGCAGTGGCACTGGCCTTGACTCGATGCCTCATCAGGAGGCTGTCAAAGCGGGGTCCTACCGGTAAGCAGCTCCGAAGCTTTCGCATCGTTTGCCGGTGATCAGGTCACCGACTCAAAGCCCACGCTGGGATCTAGGATCGTCCACGGCTCGGACTCTGATCACATCTTTTCGATCTGATCAAGCATCAATTGCACGGGAGTCGGGCGGCCGAAGATGTCCACGTCGAGTGATACATAACCCTTCTCATTGTCGATCGACACGACGATCCCGGGGAACGATGCGAATGGTCCATCGGTGATCCGCACCTGTTCCTTCAGCTCGAACTTGCGCTCTTTCCGAGCGCTAGCATCGTACTTACCGTCTGCCGCCATCTTCTTGAATCGGCTGATCGAATCCGCATCGGCTCGGTATGGACGAATAGCACCGCCTACCACGTCAATGACATCCTTTACGTGCAGCAGACCCATCATCGCCTGGGCGATCGGGCAGCAATGAACGAGCACATAACCGAGGATGACAGGGCGTGGAGGAACGATGCAGACGCGGCCACGCTTCACCACCTTGTCCTCGTTCGTCATCACAACTAGTGATTCCACATCGGCCGCCGTCAATACCTTTTCCACAGCCATCTCGCGTCCTGTCGCAACCCTCAGGCAGAACCAGCCTGGCTTAGGCACTTCCGGGGTACCTGCAAGCCGAATCACCGCGCCCCTCGAAGCCATGTTCAGGTGATCGATATGCAGCCTATTTGCGCCTGCGACCTTATTCCGCTTCAGCCAAACTTCGGCGCTCACGACGAGCACGCCACCGAGATCACCCCGCCTAAACTGCATCGTCATCGCCCCGCTCCATGCCCAGCGCCGCCCGTGCGGCTATCTCGAATTCTCTCAGGCCCTCCGGCCCGCCCTTGGGGAAGTAGACCACCCGCATGCCACCCGGATCCGGAACGAACGGCCAGTTCATCTGCTGGTGATAGGAGCGCCACCGCTCGTAGGTTTCCGAGCCGACCGGCACGGCCTCGCAGAGATCGGCGAGGATGGTGAAGCGGGCATCGGCCGCGCCCCTACCGCGTTCCTTGGCGAGCTTGTCGAGCGCATGCGCTTCCGGATAGCCGCCGTCACATTCCCGGCGCCGACGCTCCTGCTCGCGATAGCCATCCGGGAAAACAAGCTCGTTCCCATCGACGATGATGCCCCGATGATCGAGCCAAGCCTTGGTCGATACATTGCTGCGCTGCAGGCGATTGTAGGTTTCTACTGCAAGCTCAAGCAGGTTTGCTGGCAGATCGATATCAATCGCGCCGCTCAGCAACGCCAGGGCACGCTTCCCCGCCCAGATCGGCCCGAACGGCGCGACCGGAATACTTTCCTCCTGCCGCCGCTTTTCGGCCTGCCGGCTGACAACCTGCGGCGCGATGGCGTCGACGAGGTCGAACATCCGGTCCCGGAGATAAACGCCAAGCGCCGCGGCCTTCGGATTTCCTTTGTGCTCGCCAGACGCCAGCTTCGGGCATGCCGCCAAGTAAGCGTCTCGGCGTTCTTCAGCCCGCAGCCGCTCTTCCGGCGAGAGCCTTACAAACTGTTGGAACGCCCATTCCGGAGCCGACGAGAGCACATCGGGCCAAGGATTGTTGTGCCGGCCGACAATGAGGGCCTGGAACCGCTTTCGGAGGGACTTCGGATCATCTTCCGAAATCTCGCGCACGCCCCCTCTCTCTTGGTAGGATTCAGTATTTGCTGAATCTGAGTTATTACTAGGTGCCGATTTTACCGGCGACGGCAAATCCGTCGACGGTGAAGCCGTCGCCGGAATTTCAGTCTGCGGCAAAGATGCAACACATTGATCCTGCGCGATATTTTCCGAATTTATTCCTACCTTCGGCTCGTCGAAAATGACCAGCACCGAAGCCGCAAACTTGCCATCGTCGCGCGTCTGCTCGCGCTCCGCATAACCGAGCTCGACGAGTTCGGCGATCATCTTGCGGGCCTTATCGCGCCCGCAATTGCCCTTCTTGATGATGTCGCCGATGACGACGGTCCAATTGTCAGGCTTCGACAGCAGGTAGCCCAGCAGCCACCGCGCTTCCATCGATAGCCGCGCGTCTTCGAACACATGGTTTGGTATCGCCGCATAGCGGGCATTGCGCACGCCCCGGCGGATGGTGGCCTCGCCGCTCATGTGCCGCCGCCATATCCCGCGCATCCCGCCATGCGCGTCAAAATTCCCATTGTCATTGCCCTCGTCTCATTCCGGCTGGTGATTTTTCGGCGCCAGCCCCGCCGCTGTCAGAAATCCCTGGAATCGCTCGACGACCCGGCGCCGCGCCGCGTCCTCCCGCAGTTCCGTGCCCTTCGCGGCCGTGCCGCTTTCCGTCACCCAGACGCTCCAACGCCAGAGCCGCCCAGGCGCGCGCGGCGGATAAACGGCGCCGATATCGACCGAGCCGCTCTTTGCGAGCTGCCGGTAGATCTCGTCACGCCATTGCAGTTCGCTGGTTGCCGCCGTCTTCATTGAGCCTCCAATGCCGCAAGCAGCAGCCGCGTGCCCTGCCCTTGCGCATAGGAAGAAATCGGGCCGTCGTCGGGTTCGGGGCGTAGCTCGATGATCACGGCTCACCGTCCCCGAATAGCGAAGTTTGGTGAAGTGGCAGGGCCTCTTGGATTTCTGGCCGGATGCATCCGAAGATGTCCGATTGCCGATATGCGTCGCGAATTCGATCGCACGCTATTTCGAAATAACCTTCGTCGATTTCCATCCCGACGAAATGGCGTCCCAGCTGGGCGCAGGCGACGCCTGTCGATCCAGAGCCCATATAGGGATCCATGACAATGCCCCCCCCCCGCTACGAACGAGAGGCACCACGACATGAGCGCGATTGGCTTTTGGGTGGGGTGGACGCGTGGCTGGCCTCTTTCTGAGGCCTTCATCATCCCATCCCAATGATGCCTGAAGACACGGGCGACGCCCTTTATGTTTGTCCACGCAATCTCGCAATCAGCAAAATCGTTGGAGTGCCCTGAAGCCGCGCGCTTGTCCCATATCAGCCACCGGCTGGAAGCCGGCAACTTATCTGCGAAGTGGTTTCCACCCCATAAGATGAACTCGTCAGCAACAGACAAAAGGTGGGATGGATCGAATGGCGCATCATCTCCTTCGATTGCAACCTTCGCGAACTTTGTCGCGTATCGCCCGGAACCGATGCCGGTGTTGTCGTTACCCCCATGAACAAAGGCGATGCCATACGGCGGATCACTCAAAACCGCCGTAACGTTTCCAATCAAGGGTATGATTTCTCGGCTGTCCCCGAGATATAGTGTGCAATCCCCGATCACCTCTTTGCGCTTCCATGGCGTCATATCGCGCCACCTCCGAGGCTTCGCCGCTCAACAGGTCGCCCTTCCGCCGCCGCCCTGTCGATCCCGAATTGCATACCCCTGGATATGCCTCGATCGATGTAGACTACGGTGGCGTCGGCGACGCGGCCCCAAGCGAGGCCGGCGTTGATTCCCCAAACGCGCTCGTCGGGAATAAGATCGTTTAGAATCCCGGGCTGGGTATAGAGCAGGTGTGACGCGATTGGCGCCTCACCACGAGATAGGCTGTCGCGCACACAGGCGCGCGCATAGGCTTCATTCGCCTGCACGTCGCCGGCATAGGGGCTTTCTAGAATAACCAACCTCATCTCACACTTCCCCCTGGGCGGCGCGCGCCGCTTCCCTCATTGCGCCGGCCGCCATGTGCACGGGCATGACGACCGTCGGCGGAAAACCGCCGTCGGCAAGTCGTGTTGCGTTGGAAAAGGCGAGCAAGGCGTCGAGGTACTCGATGCCAGGGCCAAAGCCGTGCCGCTGCAGGATGGCGCGGATCGTCGACTGCTCGCGGTGGATGATGCCGAGCGGGCAGCGCTGCAGCCAAGACGCCCAGTCGGACGGCCCGGCACCCAGCGACCCTTCGATGATCGGCAGCACATCGCTCATCGGATCACCACCGCCCAGACCAGCCAGGAAGAGAGCGAGGCGATCAACGCCAGCGACAAGATCAGCAGATTGAAAAGATAGTTGACCGTTCTGCCATATCCCGGAACGTCGGCCACCTTCACCAGCGCCAATGCGAAGCCGAAGGCGACGACAGTCACGCCGAGCGGCAGAACCCAGTTGCCCAGTTCGACGGTCATGCCGCACCTCTTGTTTCACGGTGAACACTTGCTGTAACAGCTTGATTTCGCTTATCGAGGAAGGTCAGGTAGGCCGTCGGATCGCGCTTCATTGCCGCGCAGAGCGCCAGCATGCTCGCCGCCGAAAGCACGCTTTCTCTGCAGGCCCGCGAGATCATCGCCGGGTTGAGCCCGGCATAGATCTGCGGCGCGCTCCGCGTCGTCAGGCGATTGTCGGCAAGCCACTGGCGAACATCGCGGGCAAGGCGGGCACGGTCGATCTCAGGCTGCATCGCCGCCCTCCTGTCTGCCGTCGTCCGTCAGGCGAATGCCGAGGCTCGCGGGGTCGATCCAGAGTGCCGCCCAAATCTTCGCCCGCGCCACGCCTGCCTTCAGCCGGCCGTCGCAGGCAAGCTCGAACTCGTCACGCGTCAGCCGCGAGCGCTTGCGCAGATCGGCAAGCGCCGCCTTCTCGCCGTTGCGCGGCAGCGACGGGAAGTCGAGCCGCACCATCATTGCAACGCGCATGGCGAGAAACGTCTTGAGCATGGCCGGGGAGAAATCAGGCGTCATGAAGCACCGCCTTCCGTTTGCGCGCGTCGCGAGCAGCCTTGTCGGCAATAAGCTCGGCGTAGCGCCCATGGATGCCGGCGCGATCGAGGTGCTGGGAGCGGAACCCGAAGATCCCACTGATGGCCTGCCGCGTCGTCGCGAGGATGTCCGCTTCTGAATCGGTCAGCATCCGTGTCGGCCAGCCCTTCACGTAAAGCATCTCAGGGGTAATGAACTTCTCGAAGCGCACGCGCTCGGCAGCCTTGACCTTCGCTTCGGCGAGATCGCGCACAGCTGAAGGATCCAGAAGCTGCGGCGCGATATCGCCAAGCCACCGCGCGCCCTGGAATGCGAAGCTGCTGACTGTTTCCAGCGCCACCATACGCCGGTAAAGATCGTGGCTTTCCGGCTGGGCCGCAGCCGCCGTCAGATCGGCAATATTCGACATGATGCAGAAGCGGCATGAGACACGGCTCATTCCGAAATTGCGATAAGCGGGGTGCGGCGCGAGGCCGCTGGCATCGATCGCTGAAAAGACATCCTGAACAGACCAGTCGACGATTGGTCGCCAATTGATAATCGGGTGCTCCGCCTCTCTATCGGCGATGGTCGACCGGGAACGCGCAGCGCTTTCATCCCGGCGGACGCCGGTCACGTTGATGACTAGCCGTCCGCCGTAGAGTTTCTTGAGAGCGGCGCGGATGACATGGGTTTTCAGCTCCGAGGTGCAGAACCGCATGGAAGGCGTTGACCAGCACGGCACCAGCGTCACCGTGCTCAGCCGCTCGTAGCGCTCGACGCTGGAGCGCCACCTTGCTTGCCAACGTTCCATCAGGTCGCCGGCATTGCGGCGCACCACCAGCAGCTCGACGCCAAGATATGTCGCCAGCGCCTCGCAGGTCCGCAGGCTATCGTCCCACTCGACGACGCCGAGGTCGCTATGGACGAGGATACGTGTCCCGCTATGGCGGATTGTGTCGAGGTAGCGAAATGTCGCCAGGGCAGCAGCTTGGCTATCCTTGCCTCCAGAAACCCCGATCGCAACGGGAGCGTCATCGCGCAGCGCGTCAGAAACGAGCGGGAGGATCGATACTGTCTTCACGCCAGCACCTCCGCCAATGGCTCACCGGCCTTGAGGCGCTTCACCGCCTCGACGGCGCCGACGGTGGCGATCAGGTTGAGGCCCTTGCCCGTCGGCATCCATTCGCCGTCGCCGGCAGGTTCGATCAGGCCGTTTGCGGAGAAGGCATCGATCAGCGCCTCGGCGACGCTTGGCCGAAGTCCGACCCCGCGCCGGAACGACACGACGTCGAACGGCTCCATATGCTTCATCCAGGTCACGGCCCGGGCGAATTCTTCCTCGACCCGCTCGTCGAGCGTCTTGCGCGGCGTATCGCGCTTGAACTCGTCGAAGTTGATATCGCCGATATTGCCGCCGGCGCCGGGCTGCAGAGCTTGCGCCTCCTCGAATTCCTTCCAGTCGACCCGTTTGATGACGGTCGTGTCGCCATAGCTGCCGTCATCCTGCCGCTCCCAGACGAACCAGGCGGTGTTCATCCGGCTCGAGGCCTTCGGCCCCTCATAGCCCTCGCGATGCATCATCGGCAGGCGGCGCTTGAACACGTAGACGCGCGCCGGCGGGTTTTCGTCCATGACGAAGTTGCGATCGTCGTCGGCAAAGCCGCAGAGGAAATTGAGATTGAGCAGCAGCGCCATCTTGCGCGGCTTGTGCACGCGCAGCGCATGCGCAACATAATCGTTCAGCACCTCGCCATAGGGCGGGTTGCTGAAGATATCAGGCCCCTCGCCTTCTTCTTCAGGCGCCGTGGCAAGGAAATCACCGACCGTCTGCAGCTCGCCATGCTGGGTCACCGTGCCGCGGTCGACGAGGTCGGAGATCACCACCTCGTAACCGGCAGCTTCCAGCACCCGCGAAATCGCGCCGTGCCCGCAGGACGGTTCCCAGACCGTGCCGGAGAAGCTTTCATAGGCAAGCAGCGTCCGCGTCGCCTGGACAGGGGTCTGATAGAAATTGTCGCCGCGATCTTCCTTGCTGGCCGAGGCCGTGCCGACGGCGGCGCGCAAATTGGCGCGACTGGGTTCGAAGCCCTGCGCCAGGCGCGATTCGATCGCGCGCTCGACGAGACCCGGCTGCTTTGCCTCGGCGTCGCGCAGCTTGCGGGCTTCATGGATTTCCTTCCGGCTTAGCCCGGCATCCTCAGCCGAAAAAGCGTTCTCGTCTGGAACGCTTTTCGGTCGCCCTTTCAGGGTGTGCCCGCTTTCCTTGGCTGCGTCCCACTCGTTCGCCAAACCGATCTTGGCGCGCGCCTCGATCAGCAGCGCGTCGGCCTGCAGTCGACGCGCCTTCGCGACCAGGTGCTCGGCCGCATCGAAGCGCTTGGCGAAACCCGCCGCCGCCTTGGCCTCGTCGTAAGCGGCCGACGCAATCATCCGCGCCGCCATGACGTCGCCATCGTCGAGCAGCTGCCGCGCGCGCTCGACCGTCGCGACGAGATCCGAGGCGTCGACGCGGCCGACCGGCATCAGCCCCGTGGCCGGCGCCGCGGCCGCAGCCTTCAGGCCACCAAGCGTCGTCTCGATCGACGGACCGCCGGAAACGGAAATAGTGATCGGCATATCGTCGCTCACGCCGTCACCTCTGAAATTTCCGGCCGCGCGAGCCGATACCCCTGCCCCCAAACCGTCTCAATCCGCACGCCGAAGGGCTTCAGCTTGCGGCGCATCTTGCAGACGAAGACGTCGACGATCTTCATCTCCGGTTCTTCCAGCCGGTCACTGTAAAGCGCAGTCATGATCGATTGCCTCGTCCCGAAATCGCGGCTGGCGAGATGGGCGTAGACGCGCGCCTCGTTGGCAGTCAGCTGATATTCGACGGGCACCGGAATGCTCGCAGGCATCAATGCCTCCTCGAGCTGGCGGATACGCTCTTCGAGGAATTCGATGCGGTCGCGCTGGAGGTCGACGAGGTCATCCATGCCGCGCCACCCTCATCGCTACGGGAACAGGGGGGGTATGGCCGTATTTCTGCCGATCGAGCGGCCGATAGCCCACGAAGCGCTCGCCGGAGATCACAACGCCGAAGGGCTTCACCTTCTTGCGCAGTCTGCTCATGTGGCTTTCGACGACGTTGGCATCAATCTCGTCATCAAGGTCCCGCCGATCGCCGTAGAGGGCCTCATAAAGCAGGTCCTTGTTGGCGATCTCTCGCGTGGTAAGGGCGGCAAAGAGCCGCCGCTCGGCATTGCGCAGCCCCCATTCCAGCGGGATGGCGATATCCTCGGGCAGCAGCAAAGCCTCGAGCTGCCGAATACGCTCGCGCAGCGTCTCGTTCTCCGCCCGCAGGATATCGACCAGCTCATCCACGCGCTTTTCTCCGGTTCATGAAGATCACGGAGGCGGTGGCGCGCCATAGCGGCATCTTGCGCTCGGCGGCGAATCGCTTGGCTTCGGTTTCCAGCTGCGCGGGCATTGCCTGCAGCAGCGCCGAGATCCGGTCAGGCTCGATCTGCCCCTTGTATTCACCGGCAAACAGCAGGTGCTCGACGGCGCGGATCAGAATGGCGCTGACGGGAGCCGCGCGCCCCTTGACGCAGATCTCCAGGATCTCACGGGCGCCCTTGGCATGACGGCGCGAAATAACCGAGGCGATCGTCGAGACCGCCATGCTGTCGCCCGGCTTGAACTTGGCGAAGGGCGGCGGGTTCTTCAGCAGCGTCACGCCGGCGCGCTCGCAGACCTGCGCCATCGTCAGCGCATCCTCGTCGCCGGCCGCGACGAGTGCGGCGTGCAGCTGCGTCGCGGTCACCTGGATGCGGTCGCGGTTGTGGCGCACGAAGGCCGAGGCGCGCTGCGCCACAGCCTCGGCTCGGACCACGAGAACCGGTATCAGCGGAATGCCGCGGTGGGTGACGGCGCCGATCGCCGTATGCTGGCCGTCGATCACATGCAGCCTGCCCTCGACCTCGACGGTGATCGGCGGCTTGAAGGCGAGCCAGCTCCATTCGGAAACGATCTTGCGGATCAGCCGGATGGAGCGGTCCGACAGGCCGCGCTGATAACCTTCGTCGACGACGAGCTCGGCTGGATCGACATGGCGAACCTCCGGCATCCATTCGGGCACATCGGCCCGCGGCAGATCGGGAAAGTCGAGCGCCGTTATGGTGCGCAGCGCGACAGCGGGAGAAATGGCAGCAGAAGCATTCATCATTCAGCCCTCATCAAAGCGTCGAGATAGCCGCGACCCTTCTCGGTCACGGTCACAAACTGCGGGTCGCCGGGAAGGCGCTCGACATAGCCGCCGGCGAGCGCCGTCTCGACGCCGTGCCTGTCTCGGTCGAGCGTCAGCGGAAAGGCGCGACCGTGGCGCGCGAAAAACCGCGCGGCCCGATAGAGCAGGACGCGGCCGTCGCGATTGAGCCCCGGTTCGGTCACTCGCATCATTCGCCGCCCACAATCTTCAGGCCGGCCTTCGCGCCGCCCGAAGCCTTGATCACGGCTAGTGCCTGCCTCAGATCAGAAGCTGCCTGCTCGAGACCCCTCGCCAGCCGGTCGACCGTCGTCGCCTCGGCCGGCGTCACCTGGCCGTCGCTGATCGCCATCGCAATCGCGTTGGCGACCTCGGCGGAATGCCGCATCAGCTCGGCATGGCTTGTGAGCACATTGATTTCGGCCTTCCGCGCCTCGTCCGGATCCGTCAGCCGGCGACCGTTGGTTTCGGCGAGCACCGCCGTCACCAGCGCCTGGCCGCAATCGCGCTCCAACATGGCGATCGCGCCGACGGGCATCAGGTCGGGCTCCGAGCCGTTGTTCCAGCGACCAACTTCGCTCTTCGAATAGCCGGACTTTTCGACGACGCGCATGATGCCGCCGCAGCGCTCGATCAGGTCCCTCTGGGCCGCTTTGATGCGGTAGAGAAATGCGTCCATGTCCTTGACTCCAAAAAACAAAAACAGTTTCCCGCGCCGGGAATTCCGGCGGGTTATTCCCGTGGCGGGAACGCTTCGGAAATGTGAGAACTCAGGCCGTCAAGAGATCACGGGGGACCGCATGACTGGATGTGCGACTGGTACAAAGCGGCAAAGCCGCAAAGAGAAGGCGCGCCGGACGTCAGGGGTCCGCCCGTCCGGCGCGAGGCGGCGCGGCGATGGCTATCTTCGCAGCGCAGGGAAAGAGTTTCTGGCCGCTGCATCATTCCGCGGCCTCGTTCGCTTCGGGATAGGGAATGTCACGGGCCACACAATTGGCCCGGTAGAACTCCTCCGGTCCGAACGGCGTCAGCGGAATCAGGACGCGCCAATGCCGATCCGGAATGCCGGTCAGGCGCCATTTGTAGATCGCGTCACGGGTGATAGCCACGCCGGCATCGATGCAGGCTCGCTCGACCGCAGCCACGCCGCCCGCCTCTTTGATGATTTTTGTGACAGTGATTTCCGCTTCCATGTTTGCACCTGTACTAGATTTTAAATCTAGCTTCAAGCCATGGGAAATCTACACCAGAAAATAATTCCGGATTTAATATGCGTTTCATGACTTGGTGGAAGCGACTTGATCAGCGGCGACAGGAACTCGGCTGGAGCGGTGCGGAACTTGCACGGCGCGCGGGTATTCCCTATGCGAACATAAACAAATATCTGAACGGCAAGATTGAGCAGCCACGCGGCGAAGAAATGCAGAAGCTCGCATCGGCGATTGGCAAATCAGCGCTGTGGTTGCGGGACGGGCTTGAACTCAGCGATGTCGAGGCCGCCCCCATTGAAGGCCGACTGCTGCCGGTCGCCGTCGTCGGAAAGGTCGAAGCGGGCACATTCCGCGAAGTTGACGATATGGACCAATCAGAAAGAGAACTGCTATCCTTGCCGGCCGACGATCGGTTTCCGAGCGCTCGACTGATGGCGTTCGACGTCTCTGGTGATTCAATGAACGAGCTGCGGCCTCGGCCGATCCTGCCGGGAGATCGCGTCGTTTGCGTTTCCTATGAAGATGTTGCCCATGAAGCCCCATTGCGCGACGGCATGGTGGTGGTGGTGGAGAGAACACGCGATGGAGGGCAGACGCGCGAATGGTCCGTGAAGCAGATTGAGCTTTACCAGGACAGGACAGAATTTCACCCACGATCGACGAACCCGAAGCACAAACCCATAGTCGTTCCGCGCGATCCAACCGCCGACACAGGCACTATTGTCGAGATCATCGGCCTTGTTAGAAGGGTCGTAAACGACCTGCCCTTTTAGGATCGGTCAGCACCGGCATCATGCACACGACAGAGGGACGCGCTAACGAGCAGTCCGATGGCGCTGTCACATTTAATGCATGAGAAGCGCAGATTTCCCAGCAGCCCGCTTTCCAGTAGTTCCTCTACATCGCTGGGCGCGTCATCAATTCGAGGCACGCAAACCAGCTTCGTGCTCTCACGCCTGCAGTTCTCGCATCTGATCTGCAGCTCAAATTCCCGTGATATCTCACTGATCAAAAGTTGCATGCCGTTCTCCTTTGGTTCTTATTAATCCTGAGAACGCGCCACGAGTCGAGTCGAATCAGTAACATAGATTTTATTTCTATCTGCCTATTGACGCGGTTCGAATGTAGATTTAATTTCCATCTCGTCCGGTGATCCTCCCTCACTTGGATGGCGCGCAAGAGACGCCGCCGGTCCGCACCCTGGCGGCCGGCGGCGGGCGGCGCAGGAGAAGGGAGACCCAAGGAGAAGATCATGAGAAGCAAATCCAAGTCCAAGACACCAGCCGCGCCTGTCCGCAACATCAAGGCGGAGATGCTGGATCTCTACCGCGAGCGCGGCGCCCAGACCGAAACCGATCTCATCCGCGCCGGCTTCACCAAAGAGCAGATCGAAACGCTGGCGCCCGCCGTCGCCGAGCAGCTGCGCACCGAAGACTTCGCGGCCGCCGCCTGAGTCCCCGGCCTTGAGCCAGTCCTCGGTCTTGAACCGAGGATCCGGTTTCGGTCTCCGCCCCGACCAGGAAACGGGGCGGTTTCCCAAACGGATGCAAAGGGCACTCCCATGAACCATTTCACACCATTCCTGCCGGCCCGCATAAGCCTGGCCGACATGCTGACCTCCGATGACAGCTGCCGCAATCTCGAAGAGCGGATGCTGGACAGCATGCGCATGCGCGTGAAGACCCAGCGCCGCGCCGAAGCGGTGCTGCTGCTCCTCACCGCCTTCGTGTTCGCCTTCTGCTTCGCGGCGCGGGTGTAACCATGACCTGGCTCTATGCCGCACTGATCGCCGCCATCGCGGAGGGCGCCGTCATCATCGCCGTGCTCTTCTGGCTCGTCCGCCGGGACAACGGCCGCCACAAGGATATCACCGCCGCGATCGAGTTCGCGCTCGGCCTCAATCTCTTCCGGCAGAGAAACTTCCTTCGCCTCTTCGTCGATGGCGAGGATGCCACCCTCAAACGCGACTATCCCGAATGGGCCGAATACCGCGCCCAGTTTCACGCCCTGGAGGGCTTTTGACATGGCAGAGATCGTGCATTTCCCCGCACGCGGCCCGCGCCCGGCGCTGCGCCTCGTCAGCGATATCGACGACATGGTGACGGCAGAGATGAACGCGAAGTGCCGCGACTACATCGCCAAGGCGCTGGAGAACATGGCCTCCGCCAATCTGGAGCTGAACGCCGCCAATGTCATCCTGCTCGATCAGGGCGACACATCAGACCTCGTCAGCGATGAGGTCATCATCAGCATGTGCCACGCTCTGATCTCGGTCATCGACGCCAGGGGCTGCCGCACCGATGACCGGCCGCTGCGCAATGCCGCCGCCAAGACGATCTCCGAGCGGGAGGGCAGCCACCATGGCCACTAGCGCCCTCGCCCAGCTGCCGCGCGCAGCCGTCACCGCCTCGACGCTCTTCTCCGGCGCGCTTGCCGCGCTCAAAATCCGCCCGCCGCTCCGCCACGACACCACCCACTGCGGCACGATCGTCGATGCCGACGGCAACATGGTCTTCGTCGTCGACATGCACCACGAGCGCTCCGACGCCGAGGTCACCGACATCGCCGAGTTGATGCTGCTCGCCATCAACGTCCACGCCGGCTACCTGCCGGAGGCCGCCCATGGCTGACACGCTCTTCCGCGTACACTTCGAGGACGGCACCAAGCTCGACGTCACTGCCGCCGACACCAAGGCCGCCACCAAAACCGCCGGCGACCAGCACGACGGCATCATCAAGAAGGTCAAACGCGTGAAGGGGAACGGCTGATGAGACCGCCCATCGACGTCCGCATTCATGATGCCCATGTCGGGATCTGGCAGGACAACGCACAAGACGCTTCGTTCCGGACCGAGATTTACGCGGTGCTCATCCGGCATATGCGCGCTCGCGGCTGGTCGATCAGGCGCAATCCGGAAACGCACAGGCGCCATCGCTGCATTAGCGCAAATTTCCGCGACGGCGCACGCGGTACGTTGCGCTGCGCCATCTCACTGAGCGGACGCGCCATCGAGGTTGAGTTCTGGTCCATGACATCGAAGCAATCGAACCAGAATGGCCGGCGCTATGACTTCGATAAGCTCAAGCGCATGGCCTATCTCGACAGACTGCGCGTCGGGCTCGAATTCAAACGCGTCACCACCTGGTTGAAAACGATCGCGCCGGTGAAGGTCTCGTTGCGCGACGAGCGGGACCTGGCACCCATGGAGCGGATCGAGAAAAGCTATGCAGAGAGCTGGCATAGCGACAAGGATCTCGGCCGCCCCGTCTGCAAATACGATTATAACGCCAAGACCAAGGATGGCCGCCTGCTTCAGCACGGCCAGACCGTATGGTTGCCCGACCACAAGGGACGGATCATCCGCGGCACGGCTTACTACCATATCAATAACATGTGGTGGGTCGTGGCCGGCGGTGAGCTCTTCAACAGATCCAGCATCGAGTTGTTCGTCACACAGCCCAATGATCTTCGGACAAAAGGCAATGAGCGCGATCGCCGGAAGGCTCTTGAGCGCGAGCTGTCGATCGCCGTCGAGCGTATGGATTTCAAGCGCGCCCAGGGGCTGAAGCAGATCATCTTCGGCGGCGAGCAGACCTTCATGATCTGGTCGCGCGGCAACAGGTCCTATTACCGTTCGCAATATGCCGGCTATACCACCGACCGCATTGCTGCCGGCAAATACACCCGCGCCGAGGCTGAAGCCGAATGCCGCCGCGCCCCCCATGAACTTGAAATGGTTTGCCCCGATGGCAGCCATGTCCGTTTCGACAGGAGCGCAGCATGACCGATCTGCTCCAGCGCGTCGCCGAGAACGTCCAGGAACACATGGACGCCATCCTCAAAAACTTCAAACCGGACGCCAAGATTACCGTTCTCGTTCGCTTCCCGGACAAGCCGACGGCGGACTTCTGCATGACGGGTGACGACCTCGATGCAGTCGCGGACATGGTCGAACGGCGCCGCGCCAGTGTGACGCCACAAGCGGGCAGTCGGTTGCGTTCAGAGTTCGTTCCCGGCGCCTGGCGCTGCCCAAAGTGCAACTTCCGCCTCCTGCAATCCAATCTCAACGCGGCGGATGGAACGGTCACAGCTCGGGATACGCCCGGCGACAAATGCCCAAATTGCGCTGCGCCGTTATGGCGCGTGAGCTGGAAAGACGAGGCGCAGGAGAACCTTTCGATTGCCGAGAACCAGCTTGAACGTGCGCTGGCGGCCGAACGCAAGCTCGCTGAGGCGCTGGAAGTGATCCGCCCGTTTGCCCGTGAAGCCGCGACTTGGACCGCTGAAGCGCCTGACGATTACCAGATCAAGGTAAAGTTGGCGACGAAAGTCATTCAGTCAAAACTGACTGTTGGGCATGTCCGTGCTGCCGGCTCGCTGCTTCAGAAAGAGAATGGTAATGACTGACACGCTCGCCAACCGCCTCTGGCAGGAATTGACAGACAAGGAACGCCGAACGCCAGCCGATCATCCTGACATGCGCCTTATCACGCGTGAGGAGCTGACCAAATACCTTCATCTCGCCAGCTTTAAATGGGCCGAAGAGAGAACCCACGGCATTCAGATCGAAGAACTCCGGGGCCTCGACGGGGATCTGATGGGATATTGGGCGCGGGGCCACTACGCGCTACATCATTTTAAGGAGGCGGCGAATTACTACAACGGCGCCGACGCCATATATGACGAGCGCTACGTCAGCGAGACCAGCAGCATCCGGCAGGAATGGTGGCGCACCGTGCCGGTCACCGGCGAGCCTGGCATGGTGCAATATTGCCCCGCCGAACCGAAATCCCGCGGCGCTTTCGCCGTCACCGTAACGACCGCTGTCGAAGATCGGCAGATCAAGGCAACCAGCCGCCAGATCGCTGATCACCAGCGCGCCGAAGCTCGCGGCTTCGCCAATGGTCTGAACTGGGCGCTCCGCAATCTCGATCACATCGACGCCGCCGCCGGCGATCAGCTGCTCGCGCATTACCGCGAGGAGAACAAGAAGGAGCGCGGCGCCCATGTCTGACGGCACCAAGATCGAATGGACCGACGCCACCTGGAACCCGATCACCGGCTGCGCGATCGTCTCCCCCGGCTGCACCAACTGCTACGCCATGAAGCTGGCGGGAACGCGCCTGCAGCATCACCCCAGCCGCGCCGGCCTCACCCGCGACAGCAAGGCCGGCCCGGTCTGGACCGGCGAAGTGCGCTTCAATGAGCAGTGGCTGACCCAGCCGCTCACCTGGTCGCGTCCGCGGATGATCTTCGTTTGCGCCCATGGCGATCTCTTCGCCGAGGGCGTGCCGGACGAGTGGATCGACAAGGTCTTCGCCGTCATGGCGCTGGCGCCCCAGCACGTCTTCCAGGTTCTAACCAAGCGGCCCGAGCGCATGCGAGAATATCTGACGACGCCCATGCGCCAATACAAGATTTCCGCCGCCCAGCTCGACCTGCCCGAGCCGGTTCCTTCGCCGGGCATATGGCCCCACTTGCCGCTGCCAAACGTCTGGCTCGGCGTTTCGGTCGAAGATCAGAAGCGCGCCGACGAGCGCCTGCCTATCCTTCACGAAATCCCGGCCGCCCTGCTCTGGGTGTCGAATGAGCCGTCACTCGGCCCGATCGACTGGAAACGATGGCTGCCCACGGGCCGGCGCGCACGAAGCCCGCAGGGCCATGAGTTCATCGCGCCGGAATACTTCATGACGAAATGCGAGCACTGCGGCTGGATAGGCTCGTCCGAACTTCAGCACACCAGCCAGATCGCCGACACGGGAGATTACGATGTCTCCTGCTGCAACTGCCACCAGTTCACCGCCTGCGACGAAATCCAGCGCATCGGCTGGATGGTTGGCGGCGGCGAAAGCGGTTCAGGCTGCCGGCCGATGCACCCGCATTGGCAATACGCATTGCGCGACCAGTGCGAGATCTCCGATACCCCCTTCCTCTTCAAGCAATGGGGCAACTGGATCATTGCGAGCCATGACAACGGCCACACCGAAAGCAGCATGGTGACGAACGACGCCATCTGGCTCGACGTCGACGGCCGCCAGGCGAAGCCCAGCTGCGACGGCATGCGCGAGCCGATCGGCATGTTCCGCGTCACCAAATCCCGCGCCGGCCGGCTGCTGTCAGGCATCGAACACAACGGCTACCCGCCCCTACCCGCCCATTTCGCCAAGGAGGCCGCAGAATGACGAAACCGAAGAAGCTTCCGGATGATGAGACCCTGCGCCGGCTGGTCGCCGAAGGCCTGACGCGCTCCGAGATCGTCAAGCGCTACCAGGTCCACCGCACGACGCTTGGCGAAAAGCTGACGGAGCTCGGCCTGGTCGACGCCGTGGCGCCGGAGCCCGGGCAGCGCAAGCCGTTCTCGGTCGAGGCAGTCGCGCAATTCCTGCGCAGCGGCATGAGCTATTCCGACATCGATCGGCACTACGGCCGGACGGTCGGCTGCGCATGGGTCTTCTGCCGCAGCCACGGGCTCATTCCCGAAATTCCCGATACCGAGATCCGCGACGACAAGATCATCGTCGGCATCACCGCCACCGCCACCGATAAAAGCGGCTCCGCCCGCACCGTCCGGGTCGCTATCAGCCTGCCGCCGATCAGCATGTTCGCAGCCGCACGCCTGCAGCGCGGCGAAGGGAGCCTCGGCCAATGAGCGACGAGATGAAATGGATCCCTTCCGATTGGCTGGATGAAGAGCTTCCGGCGCTGCAGACAGATCCCAACGCCTTCGTCTGCCGCCACGCCGAACTCGGCTGGATGCTACGGCCGGTCGAGGAGCAGGATGAGGATCTGGACGAGGGTTTCGGCATCCTTCACTTGGTCGACGGTCAGGTGGTGAGGTTCAGCGCATCGATATATTACGGCGACTTCGAGCTTGTTGTCCGCGAAGACGGCAGCTTCGAAACCGATCGAGAAATCCCGACCAAAGCCAATTGCTTCCGCGTCGATCACGACACTGACACGCTGCAGCCGAGCCTGCGCGAGCTGGTCGTCAACGACGACGGCGGCCTGGAACCCGGCATTCACGCCATAGACGCCTGCTGGTGGTCGGAGGCCGAAACCGTCTTCACCTTCAGGATCGTCGATGGCAAAGGCCAGTTGACGCGGGTGGGAGTGGTTCAATGACCGCGCCCGTCCGCATCCAGCTGTCCCGCCAAAAAGGCTTCAACCTGCAAGCCGCATCGAGGGCCGCCAACGGCCTTGACGCGATCAAGGTCGATCGCACCTCGCCTTTCGGCAATCATTATGCCTTCAGCAAGGATCCGATCGCCAAGCCAGCGCTCTGGGATGTCTTCGGCAGCCACCGCACCATCGTCAAGAGCTGCCCGTCGAAGCAGGAAGCGCGCGATTTCGCCATCGCCTGCCACAAGGCCGAGGTATCGGCCACCGGGCCGCATAACACCCGCTATCTCTATCCGGTACCGACGCCCGTCGATATCGCCAAGGCGCTGCGCGGCTTCAACCTCGCCTGCTGGTGCAAGCCGGGCGAGCCCTGCCATGCCGATATCCTGCTGGAGATCGCCAACGCGCCGCTGCAGGAGGTTGTTTCCCGATGATGATGAAAGCCCTCACGGTCTGGCAGCCATGGACGTCGCTGATCGCGATCGGCGCAAAGCCCTACGAATTTCGCGGCTGGCGCCCGCCGGAATCGCTGATCGGCCAGCGCCTCGCCATCCACGCCGGCGCTCGGCCGATGCGGCGCGCCGAGGTCCTGGCGCTGCGCATCGCCCTGACGAAAACCGTGCGCAATCCGAGGGCCTGCCTGTTGCCGGATCTCGCCATTCCCCTCCTCGACCGCATCCTCGAGCAGCCGAAGAGCGCCGTCCCGACCTTCCTGCCGCTCGCCCACGTGCTCTGCACGGTCACCGTCGGCGAGCCGAAGTCGGGCGAGGAATGCGCCCGCGAGTTCGGCGACGACGCCGGCAATGACAGCGACCGCGAAGGCACCTTCAATTGGGGCTGGCCGATGCTCGACATCGAGCTGCTTGAACCGCCCGTCCCGGCGCGCGGCCTGCAGGGCCTTTGGAACTGGAGCGGCCAATGACCATCCATGTCAGAAAGCTCGCCGGCCGCCCCCTGCTGACTGCCCAGCGCCAGCGCAAGATCGCCCTGCCCGGCAAGATCGTCACCATCCGGCGCGTCGTCGCCGGCGATCACGGCGGCGTCGCCGATCGCCCGTTTTCGCTTCCGGCTATCAGCATGTTCGTCGCCGCACTCAGGGAGCAAGGCCGATGCTGAAGACCGACGTCACCGCCGGCACGGCCCGCATCACCTGCGACAGCTGCCGGACAGCGATGGAATCAGTGATGGACGCCGATCCGCGCGCCGCCCGCGATAAGGCCGTCCCGCGTCGCCAAGATCGCCCGCTGGCTGATCGAGCGCCACGCCGGCGCCTGGCAGCACTTCTGCCCGTCCTGCCGCCAATCACAAACAGGGGATCGCTGATATGAGCAGGGAAGCCCAGATCCAGATCCGAGACCTGATCGTCGAAATGATGGCAAACGGCGTCCGCACCGGCGTCTTGACCCAGGTCGAGGCCATGGCCGCATGCTCGGGCGCCTGCGCCGCGATCATCGCCACCATGATGCCCCTGGAAAACCACGCCGAGGCGCTGGAGATCACAATCGAGCAGCTGCCGGCGCAGGTCGCGGCCCACGCTACCGAGGTGGCAGCATATCGCAAGGCGAGGTCGAACTGATGGACCAGAGCCCCGCCCTGCGCCCCATGTGGTGCGACGACTTCGACACTGACCTCCTCAAGGTCGTTCCCGGCATCCCCGAGCTGCTCGGCGAGCTTGCCGACGTCACCCTCTGGACGCATGGCGGCACCTGGAACGGAACCCTGAACCATCCGTCGATGTGGAACCATCAGGCCGGCCTGATCTGCTTCTTCGGTTTCAACTGCCCGGATAAGCCAGACTATTACAGCTCGGGCCAAGATCCGGTTCAGTGCACCGTGCTGGAGATGTTCCGCGATCTGTGGTGCCACGGCGCCATGGTGATGATGGGGCCGCTCCCGATCTGGGACTCGCAACCGCTCCAACCGGAATTCGATACCCTCATGTATGCCGCGCGCGGCTGGTTTGAGATCAAGCCGAACCGCATCCGCCTGGCGCAGCTCCGCGCCCGCAAATCCATCCGCCAGGCCGCCGAAAACCTGCGCCAGCTGATCGCCGCCCGGGCGGCCGTCAAACGGGCGATCGTAGCGAACAAGACGAGGCAGGCCCGATGATGAAGCCCGAGCAGGTGATCGCGCGGATCCGCGCCGGCGACGAACTCCATATGCAGTTCACCGACGGACGGCGCGTCTGGTGGTTCGAGCAGCCGCACCAGGTCATTCCGGACAAGCTGGCGATGAAGCTACTCGCTTCGTCCGACGGCGCGATCGTCGAAGCCGGCGACAGCCTCTTCGGCCTGCCGCTGAACAGCCAGACCTTCCTTTCGAGCGAGGAGGCCGCAAGCGATGCCTGACCACGTCAACATCCATCATCCGGACCGCAGGGCCGAGCGCCGGGAGAAGGCGGTGACCATCGCCGAGCTGCGCGCCAAGATTTCGACGCTGGAAACCTATCTCGACAGCGCCGAGCGCGACCTCGAGGCGATCTTCACCAGGATCGAACGCGGCGACGAGGTCGAGCTGCACATGCAAAGCGGCGCCGTCTTCGTCATCACCGGGAAGGAACGCGAATGACCCTCGACCTTTTCCACACAATGCAGATGAGCGCCGTCATCTCCGATTGCACGCTTTACCGCGACGAGCTGCGCCGCGTCTGGGATGCGGCGAGGCCGATCCTGACCGTCTGCATGCTCAACCCATCGGATGCCGATCACACCCGCAACGACCCGACCGTGCTGGCGCTGATCTGGTTTGCAAAACTCTGGGGCTATGGCGGCATCCTGATCGTCAACCTGCACGCATGGCGCTCCTCGTCGCCGGCGGAGATGATGAAGGCTGCGGATTCCATCGGCCCGCGCTGCAACGACTATATCGACCGCGCCTTCATCATCGCCCGCCACCAGAACACGCCGATGCTGGCCGCCTGGGGCGCCGGCGGCGATTACCGCGGCCGTGACAAATGGCTGACGTCCCGCGCCCGCCAGCAACTCGTCGACCTCGTCTGCCTCGGCCTGACGAAGGACGGCTTCCCGAAACACCCGATGGCCCGCGGCCAGCACCGCATCCCGCGCGACCAGCAGCCGATCCTGTTCCAGAGCGCGAGGGAGATCGCATGAACCGCACCGACACAAAGGACAATCAAGTGGTAGTGGCCCTGTCTGACACGGCAGTGGAACTCTATCAGAAGCTTGCTGCATCCCCTCTCGGAATGGCGCAAGAGTGGCGCGTCGAAGGGGAGCGTGGAAAACCGTTGCTCTATGGCCGCAGCAGCCTGATCGCCTATGGCACGATCGGCACGTGGGATGAATTCCGGTTGATCGCTGCTCTGGTAAATGCGCTGGCTGGTATTGTTCCTGAAGCTCATCCTGACGACCTGGCCGTCGATAGGTTCGCCGGCTTCATGAAGCGCAAACTTGCACGGAAACGCGAGCAGGGACGCGGCGGCTGGGAAGACAAGGCCCAGTGCTCGAACGAGCATCTGTCGCAGCTTTTGCGCGACCACGTCGAAAAGGGCGACGCCCTGGACGTTGCCAATCTCGCGATGATGATCCACCAGCGCGACGAACGCATTGCACGGGTGTATCCCGAGGCGCCGCGCCGCGCTCTTCGCACTGCCCTCGATCACATCGAACACATGGCGAATTGGATCAAGCAGCAGAATGCTGGCTACTCGTTCGAGAGCCTTGGCGAGGACATGCAGGGCATGGTTGACGCTCTCGGCACCCCATCACCTGGGGGCGACGACGATCACATGATCCAGATCGAGGAACTGATCAGTCAGCTTGAGGCCATCCACGACAGGTTCGGTAACACCTGCGTTTATATCCGCCGTGGCGGTATGGGATGGGGCGCGGTTGCACTCAATCGCCGGGATGACGACCGAAAAAACGGCGTCTTCGAGCTTCAAGCTCAGCACGATCGCGACATGCATGCGCGCCTCGAACAAATCGGGCGGATGAAGAAGGATCGCGACGAGTGCTGGCATGCCCGTCGCGAAGCCGAGGGCAGCCGTGACGCTGCTCGGGCAGCCGCAGATAGCATGCGGATCGAGCGCGATGCCATGCGCAAGGTTGTCGAGGAACTTAAGTTCGCGCTTTTCTCATCGGACATGACCATTAAGGACCGCGCTGACCAGTCGGCTCGCCTGGTGCTCGACGCCCTCGCCACCGCAGCGGAGGTGAGCCATGGAGATTGAAATAAAGGGGAAGGTGACCGCCGACCCGCGAGACCGGGTCCTGGCGATCGAGGCCGTGACGAAGGCGATTTGCCAAGAAACCGGCCAAGATCCAGCCGAAGGCGTCATGATGCTCCTGACTGCGGCCGCTCACCTCATGGCTGTCTACTCGGGAAAATCCGCAGACCAAAACATCATGACTCTGGCCAGTTGCCTTGGCAACGCGACCGTCGCCGCTGATGATTTCTTCAAGCTAAAGACAGTAACCATCGCATCGGAGGCAGCGAACTGCTGATGGCCACCGAGGCGGAAAAGCGCAAGCTCGAGCAGATCCGGCTTTCGCTGGAAATGGTCGGCCGCGACTGGTGGGCCGAGGCAGACGGCGAGGCCACCCGCCTGATGGTGCGCGATCCGACCGACGACCTGCCGCGGCCGATCGCCACCTTCGCGGCCGATGCGCCGGCCGCCTTCATCACCTTCATCGTCGCCGCGGCCGACGCGACGGCACTGACGCTCGATCTCCTCGATCGCTGCCGCCGCGCCTATCACGAGCTTGCCGGCAGCCAGCCGAAGCCGAAGCGCTACGCCGCCGAATGCGCGATGAAGTGCAAGAACGACCAGGCCTTCCGCCAATACCTGATCGAGCGCCACGCTCTGCCCGATGCCACCGATTTCGAGCGCATCAAGACGAAGATGCATTTCATCCTGCGCATTGAATCGCTGAACGATCTCGACACCGACCAGGCTGCGGCCGGCCGCTGGAGAGATTTCCGCAGCGCGTTTGAACAATGGAGGCGCGGGAGATGATGCCTCCGGATCCGCTGCTGCTTGATTTCGTCCGCGCTTTGGCGAAAGCTGACGCGCGGCGCGACAGCGCGGCGGCCAGACGGCAGAACGAGGAAAAAGAATGCAGTCCAAGCGAGCGGCAATCTATGCCCGTTTCTCTACCGATCTCCAGAACGACAGATCCGTCGACGACCAGATCGATCTCTGCCGCGAATTCGCAGCCAAAAGCGGCTTCGTCGTCGCCAGAACCTATTTCGACAAAGCGCGCACGGGCGCGTCGATTTTCGGACGAGACGGATTACTCAGTCTCATGGACGATGCCAAGGCCAACGCCTTCGACGTCGTCGTCGTCGAAGCTCTAGATCGCCTCTCGCGCGACCAGGAGGATCTCCCCGGCATTTACAAGCGGCTGACGCATGCCGGCGTCGAGATCATCGCCGTGCATGATGGCGCCGCAGACGCCATTCAGATCGGCATCCGCGGCCTCGTTTCCACCCTGTTTCTGGCCGACCTCAAGAACAAGATCCGGCGCGGCATGACTGGCGTCATCAAGGACGGCCGTCATGCCGGCGGCCGGGCTTATGGCTATCGGCCGACACCTGGCCAGCCCGGTGTCATGCAAATCCATGAACCCGAAGCTGAGATCGTCAGGCGCATCTATGCGGAAGTCATCGCCGGCCGGAACTCTCGGGAGATCGCCGGCGCCTTGAACCGCGACCTAGTAACACCGCCTCGAGGCGCCACCTGGAATTCAAGTACGATCTGCGGATCGGCACAGCGGGGGAACGGCATTATACGCAACCCGCTGTATACCGGACGGATCATCTGGAACCGGATTCGCATGGTGCGAGATCCTGAGACCGGGAAGCGGGTCAGCCGCCCGAACCCGCAGGAAGAATGGCGGGAGGCCGACGCGCCGCATCTGGCCCTGGTTGATAACGAAACCTACGAAACCGCATTGGCTATCATCGAAGGCCGCGCCACAAGGCAGGGCGGCATCTCCAACACGCGCCGGCCGAAGCGGCTGCTCTCCGGCATCCTGCGGTGCGAACACTGCGGCGGCGGCATGTCGATCCATGACAGGCATAAGGATAGCGGCGCTATCAGGATCCGCTGCAGCCGCGCGACCGAAAGCGGCGCCTGCACCAATGAGCGCCGCTACAGGCTCGACAAGATCGAGGCCGCCGTCATCTCCGGCCTCAAAGAACAACTGGCCCATCCCGAGCTGCTGGCCGAATATGTGAGGGTCTATCGGGAGGAAAGGCGCGCAGAGATCGCCGACGCGGTCCGGGATAGGGCGGCACTGGAACGTAAACTGCTCGACCTGAACGGCCAGCTCGATCGCCTGATGCAGGCTTTGACCCGTGGCGTCCTGCCGATTGAAGTCATAGAGGCGCAATATAAGCCGCTCGAGGGCGAGCGCGATCGCATCAAGTCGCAGCTCGCAACGGTGTCACAGTCTCCAGCCATCGAATTACATCCGCAGGCCTTCGGCCAATATAAGCGAACCGTGGAAAATCTGGCGGCCAGACTGAACGACCTCGACGACATCACCGGCGCCGAGGTCTTCACCTCATTCCGCGAACTCGTCCACAGCGTCGTCATCAGAGATCGGCCGGATGGCCGCGTAGAAGCCGAGGTGATCGGCCACCTATCCGCATTGATTGGAGATCGGGCCGAAATGTTGGGGGGACGTGTGGTAGCGGAGGAGGGATTTGAACCCCCGACACAAGGATTATGA